CGGTATCTATGTCGCTGGCTTCCATCTTTGGCATCGGTGGCCTCACACTCTCCGTCTCTGCTGCCTGTGCCGGTGGTGGCCACGCTATCGGTCTCGCTCATTCGCTCATTCAGTCCGGCCAACTGGACTGCTGCATTGTGGTAGGCGCTCAGGAGGTAGGACTACATGCCTATACATCCTTTGATGCACTCGGTCTCTTCAGCAAGCGTACCGACAACCCAGCAGCTGCCTCACGTCCGTTTGACACAGAGCGTGACGGCCTCGTGCCCTCTGGTGGCGCTGCCTGCGTTATCCTCGAAACAGCCGGACATGCCGCTATGGGAAACAGAAAACCCTTGGCCATGGTCGATGGCTATGGCTTCTCCACCAGTCCCGATCTCGTTTCTCCCTCTTCCGATGCTATTTACCAGTCCATGACCGCCGCCCTATCTGCCGCCACTGTGCCCAGCGGTTCTCCGCTGGGTCCTGGTATCTCCGCTATCATGGCTCACGCTACCTCCACGCCCGATGGCGACCGTGCCGAGGCAGAAGCTATCCACCGCTTCTGTCTTGATAATGGTCTATCTCATCCTTTCGTCATCAGCACCAAGGCGCTCACAGGTCACGAGTGCTGGATGTCGGGTGTCTCTCAGATCGTCTATGCACTCATACAGATGCAAGGTGGTTTCATAGCACCAAACATCAACCTCCGCACCATCGACCCAGCAGCAGCTACGCTACGCATTCCAACAGCGCCAACCGTCACCACGCTAACCACCGTTCTCTGCAACGCCTTCGGTTTCGGTGGCACCAACAGTAGCCTGGTAATCTCTCGCGCTGGCTAATCACCGTGCCCAGCGCCTCTCCGCTGGGCTTCGCTAACTATTCTTGTACTACCGCTCTGTCGGTAATGTCTTCATTCGGTGGCTGTGCTGTGAAGCACGGCCACCGCCTTTCTATCATCCTCTCCATCGCTCGTCACTAATCAAAAAGCCCAGCCGTTATCGGCTGGGTCTCTATCTGTCTTCGTCTATTGTGTGGGACTGTATCGCCACCTCCGCGCTCATCGGTAATATCCAGCGCCGCAAGGCGCTGTGTCAGCGTCAGTGTCATTGGCTGGGGCACCTACGGTGGTATCATTCACAGCGGCAACGCCGCTGTCCTCTATATAGCGCAAATAGGCGCATATTACCCCAATTTAATACATGGTGCAAAGGTAATCATTTTCCGCGACATCACCAAACTTTTTCGCCACTATTTTCTAATTATTTTCCCGCTCCCGTTCTGCATGTCGCTATGTCATAGCGACCAGGACTCCTCTTCCACTCCCAGCCGTTCTTGGCTGGGCATATCTATCTACCCCGCGCCCCTCAGTGATGGCAAAAGTAATTTCGAGGATGGCATCTTTCTCCCTCTCTTTCCCCTATTTACCGCGCCTCTCCCTCATTTTTACCCTCCAAAAAGTAAAAATGACGTTATTTTGGCATACCTCATCCTAATTTTGCGAAAAATTCTTTTGAAGAAATGATAAAATCCCGTACCCTAAAAGTGATTGAGCAATAAAGCGAAAGCTCCGCTTTCTCCTTTGAGTATCAACGAGTTGTGGGGGAACGGGGTAAGCAGTTAAGCGGTGCGTTTTGCTACTTTTCAGTGTAATTTCTGAATTTCTATTTTTCTCCTGTATGCGCTAAAGTTTGTAGAGAAATGGGTAAAAATAACTTTTTACTATGATAATGTAATGAGTATCAACGACTTACACGAAAACAAAAACGTCTTTTTGATAACTTTTTCCAACTCTCCACAACTTTTACCCAGAATTTTCACCTTGCATGTTCCGATGGATGGGGCTGCAAAAAGTTATTTTGAAAGTTCAAGGAAGAAAATCTCCCCATTCAGGGAAAAATCTCCCTCGAAAGTGTTAAAACTTATATCAAATTAGAAAATAATTGGTATTTTATTTTGTAAATTCAAAGTTTATCTTTAATTTTACGGCAAAATAACAAATATAATCTCAGTTTATATGAAAACCTATCTTATTCTACTCAACTGGGTATTCATCGCCGCTATCATAGGCATCTGCCAGTGGCAACACCCGCTCATCGCTGGTTGGGCTTTCTTGGTCGGCTTCCTCATGGGGGCATTCTTAACAGTTGGTCTTGTTACCGTCCAGTTCGCTAAGGACCCGTCCAACGAGAAGGAATGGCGCTGGCGACATAGCTACTTCGGTAAAAACTATCGCATCGAGTTCTGCGTACAGTTGTTGTTGACGGCTACCGCATTCGGACTCTCACTCATGTTCTTCAGATCATTCTGGCTCATTGGTACAGGCTTATTCGGAGCCTGGTTCCTCAATATCACGGTCGAATGGTTCTGGGCTGCTACCCATCGCTATTATAATAATAAATAAGGTATGACTGATCCGTTCGACGTTCTCTGTTCTGTTTATACCGATGCCCACGACAACTACGGGCGCTTTGTTGACATGGAAACTGGCGAAATCATCCAGCAGATGACAATTCGCGAGTTCTGTCTGACGGAGCGCTGGAAACCCGTAGTAGAACAGCTGCGGGCTATGGTGGCTCAGTATGGAGAGAAAGAGGCAAAGGCACGGGATGATTACCGCCAGACGAAAACGCTCCTCCCAGGAGCAACGCTGTCCGGCCTCTTTGAACTTCGCGAGGTGTGGAATGAGAAATACCAACGCTATGAGAATGTGTCGCGCCGTCAGGCTCACCTGTTACAGCACACCGGCTTCCTCTGTATAGATATTGATCATCAGGATAACCAGTCACTCGCTGATATGAAGGTCATCCTGCGCACTCTCCGCCATCGACCAGAGGTGGCACTACTGATGAAGTCATGCTCAGGAACGGGTTACTTCGCACTCATACCGCTGGCATACCCTCAGTACCACCGTCAACAGTTTGCAGCGCTCATCCGTGAGTATGGTGCCCTGGGCATCACACTCGATCGTAAGTGTGCCGATGTAACACGCATCCGTTTCGCATCCTACGACGATAAGCCATACATCAACGCCAACGCCATTCCCTATTCAGGGGTGGACCTTGGCGAACAGATGTTGGCTCCCAAGGCAGCCGTATATACCCAGCGCATCGAGACCGATGACGAACTGATTACAAAGGTGGAGCGCCTGGTGCAGAAACTGGAACTCACGCACACCGATATCACCAACGACTACGATGTGTGGATTCGTATCGGCATGTCTTTGGCTACGCTCCCAGAACCATGGGGTAGCAAGTTCTTTCATCGTGTATCTGCCATCAGTCAGAAGTACAACGCTACCGACTGTCAGCGCAAATTCGATTACAATAACAATCCCACAACCATCACCATCAACTATTTCTTTGCCAGGTGTAAGGAAGTGGGCATAACTCTCAGATAAATATAATATGTATCTCATCAAACCATCAGTCGAACTTTGGCCGGCTCCTGAAGACTGGCACGAACAGGTAGCACGGGCTGCCCGTCTCTGCTATGCCTCTGAAGGCGGCAAGAAAACCGCAGAAGAGTTCTGTGAAATGCTGAAGAAACGTAACCACCTGTCGATGTTCAGACATGGATCACGTTACTTCATTATCCCTGATGTCGTTCCTTCAGAACTGACTAACGCTACACCCAGCAAGGGTGGTAAGAAAGCGTCCTCTCAACCACCGCTTTGGCTCTTTACGGTCCTCACAAACACACCCTATGTAGGCATCCGTTACCATAAGGATAAAAAGGCAAAGACACGCTGCTATTATATTAGCACCAATATCCAGTATCTCATGGATAGTCCCAGCATCGAAGAAATGCTGCGTCCCTACGAGGTGACACTCCAGCAGTTCATCGGTCACGCTACGTCTGATAATTTCCCAGCAGCTATGAACCTGGTGCGTTATACGGTTTGTGTTACTACGCAGATATCTACCAGCCGCGAACTAAACCGCACGTCGCCCAACAACATCGCAGAACAATCTACCCGCTACGTCAACTTTGGCAAAAAGGGTGGCATCACCATCTGTCTGCCTCATTGGTTCCAGTGCGCACACTGGTCTAAGCGACTGTTGGCCCGTGTCATGTGGAAGTGTAGCGAATGGGCCTATAAACTCGCCCTTTTACTCGGTCTTCCTGCTCAGGATGCACGAGGATTCCTGGTACTCGACGCTGGAACACGCGTCGCCTACACCTACAACGTCTTCGAGTGGCGCAACATCATGCGCCTCCGTCTTACTGGAGAGACAGGCAAACCGCATCCTAACGCCCACATCGCTGCTCAACTCATCCACGATGCCATCCTTCCGGCTATGCGCATCTATGCAGGTGAAGCAGCTACGCTCGTATAGCATTCTCAGCCGCTCTCGGCTGGGTTACAATAGTATCAATTTCTTAATATCTACAACAATGGAACAAAAATTCGTAAATTACCCCCCCCTGGAAGACCTGAAACAGCTCTCCGAGGAAGAAGTACGAGCATGGTTTGGTAAAGTTAATACCTACCGTGATGAAGCTATCATGCAGATCCGTACCAAGTGCGACAATGACGTGTTCAACGTCCGTACCGAACAGCAGGTAGAACGCAACCGCATCATCTGCCTTATCGACCTCAAACGGTCACAACTGCCCTCTGGTGGCACACCCGATGAGCGCGAAAAAGCATTAGCACTGCGTCAGGAAATGCACAACCTCGATCATCAGATGCAACTCAATGACATCAATACGCAGAAGAAAATCTATGACCTCAAACACGAGAAGAAAGTGGCCATCAACGCACTGCAACGTCAGTGGGAAACAGCAACAGGTGTCCTTAAACAAGCACTGATTTTCGTCTGCGAAAAAGCAAAGGAAACAACGTAACAAAATAACTGTTATGATAAATAGACTATGAGCAAGACAAAGAACCTCGCCATCTACCGCCCTAACGGTGCTGCTGCAGAATACAGCACATGGGCTTGCAACCTCTACAACGGCTGCTCTCATTCCTGTACCTACTGCTACTGCAAACGCGGTGTGTTCGGTCATATTCTCGGTAAGGATGTGCCAGAGATTAAGGCCCTACTCGGTGGTGATCCTAAGAAAGCGTATCATCTTTTCTGCCAAGAACTTGATAAATATCGTGACCAGATTACCGCCGATGGCGGGCTGTTCTTTTCTTTCTCAACGGACCCGATGCTGCGTGAGGAAATCACGCTCACCCTGAACTGCATAGAATATGCCTTCAGCCAACAGGTTCCCGTCATCATCCTCACCAAAGCTACATGGTGGGTACGCGAAGACTGGGTGATTGGCGCTCTCTATGCACACCGTGACCTTCTCACCATCGGCTTCACACTCACCGGCCACGACGAACTCGAACCTGGCGCTCCTGCTAACGTATCGCGTCAGACGGCACTTATCTACCTCTCAAAGATGCAGTTCCGCACCTTTGCCAGCATGGAGCCGGTCATCGACTTCGTTTCCTCACTGGCAATCATCCGCACCATAGCCTCCGACTGTCAGGAGTTCCGCATCGGCCTGCTCTCTCCCTACAGCAAGAAACGCTATGACTCCGCCCAGTGTGAGCGCTTCATCCGTGAAGTGCAGCGCCTCTCCAAAGAGCACAACTTCCGCATCCTCTGGAAAGAGTCTATCCGCCGTTTCTGCCGTGATTGGTCTATTTGCCCAGATTTATGTAACCCAGTGCTCGGTGATTCCGTTGCCGAGACAAAAGATTAACCACCGTGCCCAGCCGTTCTCGGCTGGGTCTAATAACCCAAAGTAATATGGAAAAAGAACAAATGAATTTTGATGTTCAGGCCGCTAAGTATCTCGGCCAGATTGAGAAAAAAGAAGTGTATAACCAGGGCGATATGGAAACATGTTTCGTTACTGGTTGTATGGTTGCCTCTGAACTGCAGGAGGATTGTACGGGAACCTTTGGCCAGGCTATCGGCTCTTTGCGCCATGGTAAGCTCGTGGCACGTAAAGGATGGAATGGTAAGGGCATGTTCCTCTTTATGCGTCCTTTTGATAGTCTGGATGATAAGTTTGTCATCGATACGATGAAGTCGGCACCATTCAATTATAAAGAATGGCTGAAAAACCACCCCTCTGAGGATGGACGTGTCCTCTTCCGTGAATATATCTGTATGAAGGCTGCTGATGGTTCTGTAGTGAATGGTTGGCTCGCCTCTCAGACGGATATGCTTTCTGATGACTGGGAAATTGTTGATCCTAATAAGTAATCGTTATGGGAGAAATCAAGGTTACTGTTCCTGATGGTAAGAAAGCCGAATGGAAAGAACTTAATGGCGTTACGGTTTTAACGCTCGTGGATGCTGATAATAACCAGCAGTCAGAGTACGTCCCCGACCCTCGCCCCGTCACAGAACGCATCAAAACTTTCGAGGATGCTTGCGATGACCTCAATCGCCGTGCTCAGGCTGGCGACAAACTGGCTAACGATCTGATGACCGACCTCCAGTTTAACTCGCCACGTACACCCGACCTGCTTGCTTACATCCAACTGCGCATCATTACCTATGCCCTCAATGAAGGATGGGTGCCACAGTTTACTGAGGATGAATATCGCTACTATCCTTACTTCTACCTCTATACCCAGAAGGAGATAGACGAAATGAGTGAGGATGATAAGGCACAGCTGCTGCTCGTCGGGGGTGACGCGGCTTACGGTGCGCAATGCGGTCTCTCGTCTGCGTACTCGTCTCTCGGTTTCTCGGTCTCGCCCGCGAGCATCGGCGCTCGCCTGGCCTTCAAATCGAGCGAACTCGCGAAATACGCTGGTCGCCAATTCGCTGCGCTATGGTCGGCCCTGGTCTTCAAACCAATTCCTGAAGAGCAGAAGTAATATGATGAACATTGACACCATATATAACATGGATTGTCTCGAAGGTATGAGGCAGATGGAGGATAACAGCGTAGATGCTGTTATCACTTCACCGCCTTATAACTTCGGCTTACGCATCCATTCTGGTAAATATACCAAATGGACGAAGGGTGAGACATTCGGTTATACCGGCCTCCCTGCTAATCGTTACGACAACCGTGTGAATGATGCGCTGTCAATGGATGACTATTTCAACTGGCAATGTCAGTGTATCGACGAAATGTTACGTGTCAGCAAAGGACCTGTCTTCTATAACATAATGATGATAACAGGTAATAAGGTGGCTCTGATGAAAATCTTTGGCCACTTCGCTGACCGCATCCGTGATATCCTTATCTGGGATAAGAAATCGTCTGAACCGGCCATGCACTCAGGAGTGCTCAACTGTGAGTATGAATTTATCATTGCTTTCGATAAGCACGATTGTAAAGGTCGCCAGTTTCCTCTGTTGAACGCTGAACGTGGTAAACTTTCCAATGTTTTGAGAATTGGAAAGAACCACAAAGGAGGTCATCGGGCAGCATTCCCTACCCTCTTACCTCAGACGCTCATCCACTATTTCATGCCAATGGGGGGGGTAATTCTCGACCCTTTTCTTGGAAGCGGCACTACAGCAGTAGCAGCTATCAAAGAGAAAAGTCATTATATAGGCTTTGAACTTCATCCAGAGTATTTCGCAATGGCTGAGAAGAATCTCAAAATAGAATTATCACAACAAACATTATTTTAATATGGAACCTATAACAGCAATTCGTAAAAAACTGCCAGATGCACTACTGGCAAAATTGGACTTTGATGTGGTTCTTTCTAAACGTCAGATCGTCGAAAAGGTAGAAGCACTTGAACCAACCTTCGGTGGCATGGCAGTACACTATGATCATAGTGGTAAACGCCTCGAAGTTATTTGGAGTAAAACTCTCCAACAGCGATGGTTCGGCAAGTTAAGCAAAGGTCAAAAGGTCATGGTTGGCAAACAACGTGGCACTCTCGCCGATACAGGCGTTTTCTGGTGTGGTCCTGACCGTTGTGTCTCTGTTGATTTCGGCAAAGGTGGTGAAGCCTACGATATCACCAATGTAATTCCCGCCGAATAATGTCCCGTTTCTTGTATGTCGCGATTCTATTGCGACCTTTAAACCTCAAAATCCCATGAATATATTTCAAACATCCAAGCATCAGGGGGGGGCAAAATCACCCTTTGCAGGCAACGGTCTCAGCCGCACCGCCATGATCTTCAAAATTGCTACGATTGCTGGTCACAAACTGACGGTGCCTGAAATGAATAAGTTTAAAGAGGTCAATCCTCGAAGTCTTGAACGAGTATATAACGAAGTAGTCCGTGTAGGCGATGCTGGTAACGCTCTTTTCGCCCTCCGGCTCATCTTAAAGAATTAACAATGGAGAAAAAGAAAAACTATCGCGTCTATATAGCGCTCGACCTCGTGACAGAGGACGAAGGCAAAAGCCTTGCTATGGTCAACATCCGACGGATGTCTAACGAACCATGCCCCATGCCCGTAATGACCGCATTCATGCAGGGTATGAGCAAACTGGCTCCCAAGGTGATGATTACCCAGCAGCCATCTTACGGCAAAGACAACCAGCGGGTCCTGGCATCGCCTGCAGATGACTTCGATTGTGACGATTACGAGAAGGGTACGCCAGAAGGCCGTTGTGATGGCATGGGCCATTACCTCTGCGATGAATGTAAGTGGCGTAACCCTGAGTCTATTCGTCAGAAGCACGAAGACTGGATGCGTCACATGGCACATAAAAAGGATTTGCCCAAGATCCGTGCCCGTGTCATCGACACCGACGAGGAAGTGCTGGTTGATGATCACCCCATCGACTTCTTCCACACCACATACTATAACATGTGGCACAACACCGAGAATGGGATGACATACCATGATGATGACCTCGAATTTATCGACGAACGTTTGCAAAAGATAAAGCAATGAATAAGTTACGCTCTATCCGTTTCCGTCAGGCTCTCACCCAACTTATCATCGAGGGACTGAAGGATAACACACGCCGACTGACTACCGATCGCCAGTATGACGTGGGCGAAGTCCTGGCTATTTCCGAAGCCTACGGTTTCATCTATCGCGGTCTTCCTGATGTAGAGAAACAAGCCTACCTCAATCGCCTAAAACGTGAACTCGATTGTGAAGACCCTACCCGTCATCCTGGCTGGGAAAACAAACTCTACGTGCGTCCAGAACTGATGCAGCATCGTATAGAAATCATCGAGAAGCGCAACCAGCTCCTTCAGGATATATCTGATGCCGACATTATGCGTGAGGGTATCGTTCATGGTGACGTGCCCTGCCGGAACATTGAAACAGGCGAAGAGGGTGACTATACCTGGATAGACATCAAACGTAAGCGTCTCGCTAACGGTAAGTACCACGTCCATATCTTTCACCACGTCCATTGCAACCCTCGCGAAGCATTCGCCGACATGTTCAACAGTATCTGTGGCAAAGGCACCTGGGAAAGCAACCCTCCCGTCGTGGCCTATACCTTCAAACTCCTAAGTAAAAATGACAATCGATTTGAATTTTAAGCAATGAAACGAAATCATATTTCCCGTGCAAAGGCCATAGATGATGGCCGCTGGGTTCAAGGCGAACTGCATACCATGACGCATCGCCCACACATCCATATAAACGCCTTGGAGAAAGCCGACATCGATCCCGATACCATTGGGGACTACACCGGCTGGCGTGATAAGAACGATAAGCCTATCTTTGAGGGCGATATTCTCTCACTGATTATTCCTGATGGAACGGCTCGCCTGTTTGTCGTCGAATGGAAAAACCAACTGCGTCACCTGAAACCGCTCAAAGGCTTTATCGATGATAATACCCCCGTCGAAATCTCCGGCTGGTGCTTCCGCTGGGGACAGCATCACCTCTTACCCTCTTACATCGGTCATCAGCCAGACTATAAGCGCATGGAGATTGTCGGTAACATCTACGACAATGCCAACCTCCTGACGGATGATGCAGAAGAGGAAATCGAGGGCAAACGTGAGCTGATAGGGAACACTTGCTGTATCTCTGACAAACCAGGCATTCAGGTATTCATGTATGATCTGAAAGATGAGCATGGTAGATGGCTCGCTCGTGTCATTCTCACCTCTGAAGGTCTCTTTATGTCTTACTCTGAATGGGGTAACTTCTTCCATTACTTCAATGCACCAGGCAAAGACGGCATCCGTAAGTTTATGCTGGGCATCTATGAAGACTATTTCGCTGGCAAACTCTGTGAAGTGGAATGGAATACCTCTACCACCAAAGTACGAGCTGCTGCAAAGCGTTACGTGAAGCATGTCCTTCCCGTTCTCAAAGTGGCTATTGAAAATCAGTTAAAGCAGGAAGAATAATGAACCAGACACAGCGCAATCCCGTAGTAAGCTCCGATGAGTGGTACACACCCAAATGGGTCATCGAGGAGTTAGGGCCATTTGACCTCGATCCGTGTGCCCCTATGTCGCCGCCCTATGAGATTGCGCCACTCTCTTACAACAAACAGCAGGACGGTCTCAAACAGGAATGGCCCGACACAGCACTGGTCTTTATGAACCCGCCATATAGCCGTCCGCTGCTGCGTCCATTCGTTGAGAAGTTGGCAGAGCATAACAATGGTATCGCCTTACTGAAGAACCAGGTCGATAACCTGCTCTTTCAGGAGGTCATCTTTCCAAAGGCGAAGTCCATGATCTTCATGCGCCATCGCATCAAGTTCCTGCAACCTGATGGCACAACAGGCTCACCGTTTTTCGGTTCCGTCCTCGTTGCTTTTGGCTTTGAAGCAGATACTCGCCTGCGCCAATCCTCGATACAAGGTAAATATCTAATTCTTAATCGATAAAATATGCCCTACGGAGTATGTAAAATATGCGGATGCACAGACACCGACCCCTGTCACAACCCGACACATGGTAATTGCTGGTGGGTCGATGATACGCACGAACTGTGTTCCCACTGTGCTGAAAAAGAAATCGCTGACGATCCCGCTACTCAGCATTGTATCAATAGCAAAGGTTTTGACCCTTATGCCGGCATTCAGCGCAAAGATCTCGCCTCTCTCGGCTGTCCGTTCCCAGACGATGACGGTGCCATGTGTTCCGAATGTTCGCACAACAGCGTCAACAGCATCTTTACAGGCCAATGTGATTTAGGTATTAAAATAGTGTGATAAATATATGAAACGTCCCCGCATCTATCTCTCAGGCCCTATCACTGGCACTACCGACTATAAAGAGCGCTTCGAGGAAGCAGCCTTTATTGTTCAGTGTATGGGCTTTAAGCCAGTCAATCCTACCACAATGTTTGGCTGGCTGCAACCGTTGTTTTCCATTTGCCCCTATCGCTTCCAGGTCTTCGTCGATTGCATGGTACTCGCTATCTTCTGCAAGGCCATCTATCTGATGAAAGACCACGACGCATCCAGAGGCGCACGACTCGAAAAGGCCGTGGCCGACTTCCTGAAGATGCACACTGTGCTCGCTGGTTCTGACAGCGAGAAACCAATCACAGGGGCTATGAAGGCTGTCGCCGATTTGGGCAGGGCATTCGCCTCTTTGAATGAAACAATCATCAAAGGATGGTCCGAAGAAACTAACTGCACCACTTGTGCTAACAGTCAGCAGAAAACACCGCGTGGCTACTTCTGTCCCACAACGGGCGAAACAGTCAACCGCCGTATGTGGTGTGAGGCATTCTGTCATCGTGACCCGTCTAAACAGTAACCGTGCCCAGCGTTTTTCCGCTGGTCCTAAATAAAAAAGTTATGCTCAGAAAAGACTACCTGAAAAAGACCGTCGCACCAAAGGACGGCATCGGCATGTTCCTCGCAGAACGTGTCTGTAAAAAATGGAATGAGGATTTTGTGGATGAAGATACGCAGGAAATCGTCAGTATCGAACGTAATCAGATCCTCTTCGACCGTGACGAGGCAGTGGACTCTAAGATGGTTAAAGACATCGAGGAGTATGGTATCACGGAGATTGTTGTGACCAACACACCAGGACGTGCCGAGGAACTGCGCCAGTTCTACCGTCTCGTACATGTCAAAGTCACCATGAAGTCTTCCGGCTCTAAGATGGGCGTGGTCATCTGCCGTGCTGAGTCTATGCGCCAGGCTATCGACCTCGCCACCGACTATACCGAGGGTGCCACAGAAGAGGTTTTTGGTGAACATGCTTCCTCATTCCATATCCTTGACGTGGAAATGCTCGACAACCTCACCTTCATCGGACGCACAGCTGCTGACATCCAGGCTGAAAAGGAGGCGCTGGAAAAGGATAAGGATGCACCTGTCAAGATGCCGTTCAAGGTACAGGCCACCTATGCCCGTGCCGACATGTGGGTAGATGGTACCAACAACAAGGAAGCCTTGGTAAAGAAACGTAAGTTTGTCTGCTGGGCACACGACATCAAGGATGCCCGTTCCATCGTCACCGCATGGATCAAGAAAGATACTGAGACAGAAGTAGGCAGCAACAACCGTGAGACTCTGGTTATCGTGGCTGCTAACCCTTTCACCGTGCATACCTACCTCCCTGCTGCTGTCTGCAACGAATATATCACTAACGAAGAACTGAAATTGAAAACCGAAGATGAATAGGGTGCCCGCTGGTTCGTCCAGCGGGTATTACCTTTGCATTAAGAATATTGATTATGGCTAACATCTATCTGCGTACTTCCAAATATGTGGCTGCTTTCATGCGAGCCATCGGCGATGGTCAGTCGCTGCCAATGACTACACCTATCGAGTTCTCACAATATACAGAGGAATATGTGGTGTTCACCAATGGACTGCGTATTGTGCCTGAAGCACAACAGCATCGTGCCTCATGCTACTCACAGTCTTCATGGCAGAACATGCTCCGTGGCCGACTGCCTAACGGTGGCAAACCAATCATCAATCGCAATCCTGATGACTATCTCACCTATGCTGAGATATGTACGCTGGAACGATTGCCCAACAAAACAAAGACGGAGGCTTACGAGTTCCTGTGTATAGCCGTGCCTCGTGAGGTCTTCATCGACGGACGGGTACAGCGCATCAGCAAGTCATATACGCTCGATACTCGTGCGGCCAACCAACTGCGCCAGATACTACGCAATAACTTCATTCGTCGTTATATGGATTTCGTGGAGAAAAACGAGATCTTTGCAAAGGCTAATCATATCGAACGCTCTAACGTGGAAATACTGGAGCGCTTCCTCATGGAATACGACATACCTGTGTCGCACAATCAGAACGAACGAGAGGGATTGCGTCGCCTCTCCTATCGATGGAAACAGGAGGCTCGCCAACTGGTCAAAGATCCTACCATTATCGGCAACGATTTGATTACGCGCATCGATAAACATGAGCGCTATGGTGGCCTACCTAAATATGATGATGAGAAATAAGAATTTTCAATGTAAAAAAGTTCAAAATCAAACAACAAAAAAGATTAAAAACAACTGTATTTTCGTGTTTTTTATGTTGACAGTGTGTCACGTTCTATTGCAGAATTTAAATAACCCCATAAAAAAAGTACAATTATGAACGATTTGAATTGCCGTGAGTCCCGTTTGGATGATATCGTTCGCATCGATATCTATCCGGCTTCCCAATGCTCCATCCCTGTGCCGCCAACCATCAGCATTCAGTCTTTGGTGGAAAACAACTTTTTCTCTGGTACACCGGCTTTGTCGGTGGCGCTCTCTGTGTCGGAAGAGACTGAGGGCGAAATGACGGACGCTCCTACACTGAAGGTTTCAACAGGTCGCCAACAGGCAGGAACAGTCTATAAGCATGATTTGCAAATCCCGCTGAAAAACGACAAAACCCTTGCAGAAAGGGCTGTTGACGCATTGCAGGGGCACGATTTCCATTGTGTCTATACACATGCTGACGGTGCCAGGGATATGTCCTACGCACTTCCTAATGCCAGCACCATAGACATCGACGAACAGCTGTCATCCAATTCGTCTGTCATCGTCAAAGTGAAGGTGGCTTCCATGTCGCATCCAGTCATACTCTCCGCCTCCTAATATATATATAATGTATAGGGTGCCCAGCGATTCAGTCGCTGGTGTCTCTCCGCTCCTACCACCCAGCCCAGCCGTTCTCGGTTGGGCTTTTTTGTGTTGTATGCTGCTATGTTTTAGCAGCCATCCCTCCCCCTAAACGCTCATTTCACATCGAAAAACACCCCCAATCTCATCACACGCATTCAATACCTTTGCCGTAGAATTAAAATTCGCAAAAGTATGAATGGACTACTCGAAATTCTGTCAACGAAGAAGTGGATGATCATGCCGGAGTACGTGCATGGCTCTCGCACCATGTGGGAACAGAACCTCAATGGTCATATCGCTTTGGAGTTTGACAAAAAGAAAAAGCCATACGCCATGCAGCTCACCAAGGCTTCTGAGGATGCTGCTCCCGAAATCAAGGAGTATCAGGTAACAGAGCAAGGTAAGGTGGAAAGCCGCTGGTGGATGGAAGACATGGATGCGCCTTTCGTAAACGTCATGCCGGTGGCAGGTCCTATCACCCGTGAAGGTGGTGCTTGCTCCTATGGCTCGATGGATCTCCGCGACTGGCTCATGGAGGCTGCAAATAACGAGTTCTGTAAGGCGCATGTATTCGTTATCAACTCGCCTGGTGGTTCTGCTTGGGCTATCAACGACTTCAAACAGGCTATCGACTATGCACACGAACGCGGACAGAAGGTGTATGCTTTCGTCGATGGTCTCTGTGCCTCTGCTGCCATGTACCTGGCTTCTCAGTGTGACGAGGTTTATTACATGCACCCTAAAGACATGTTTGGCTCTATCGGTGTCATGGCTGTGTTCTACACCGAAAAGAACGGTACGACCAACAAGTACACCAACGAGACGTTCCACGAACTCTACGACCCAGAGTCCTACGATAAGAATAAGTGGTACCGCGACCTCGCCGATGACCCGAAGAATGATAAGGTGCTCATCGACGAACTGAAAGAGGATGGTATTCAGTTCCGTGCCGACATTCAAAAGGCTTTCCCTGCTGCTAAGGAAGAGCATATCCATGGAAAGGTCTTCGAGGCTGAAAAGGTCAAGGGCATCCTTTGTGATGGTCAGATGACGCTTGGTGAGGTCATCACCCGTGCTTTCGAGGTGGCCAACGGCACCGCTACGCCGATTGAGCGCGTCGCTCCTGTCGCTCCTGAAGATGATGTACCCGAACAGGACCCTGCACCAGCAGCCGAAGCTGCCACCGCTGCCACTCCTGCCACGGATGCCACTGTGCTTGGTGGTTCTGCCACCGAGGGAGAAAAGAATAACCCTTTAAACAACGAGAATATGAAACAGTACGAAAAGATTGCCACCGCATGTGGCGTAGATGAGCTGGTAGTGAACGCCGAGGGTGCTCACTTCGTGCCCGACATGCTCGAAGCACTTAACCAGACACTTGAGACAAATGCCAAGGAAAAGGCTGATGCTCAGACGTTGATCCAGAGCCTGAAGACACAGGTCGGCCAGGTTGAGACTACTAAGAACGATGCCGTCTCTGCTCGTGAGAAGGAATTGAACGATGCACACGAGCAAGCCATCAACACGCTCAAAGAGGAGCACACCACTGCACTCAATGCAGAGATTGCTGCTCGCGAGAAGGCTGAGAAGGAACTGAAAGAGGTGAAAGACCAACTGGCTACTGCTAACCAGACCATCACCGACCAGAAGGGACAGATTGAGCAACTGACAACGGCTGCTGCCGCTGTACCTGCCGGCTCTCCCGCTAACAATGGTCAGGGTGCTCAGGAGCAGAAGGTAGAGGGTGGTATGCCTGCATACGACCACACCAAGTCGCCTCTGGAGAACCAGCGCATCCGTAAGGAGTACATGGCTAAGATCAGCGGCTAAAAATGAATTTCAAGTTATTAACCCTTTAAAAAATCAAAGTTATGCCTAACAACAACAACGCACCTGAGTTCATCGGACGTGAGGCACTGACTCACGTAGCCGAGCAAGTAGGTAAGCAGATCGTTATGGGTCCTGCCTACGAAGATCCTGAGTTGCTCGACCGCCTCGGCATTCAGGTAATTTCTGGCGTTCAGTACAAGAAAACTGACCATCTGCTCGTCCGCAAGGGTGGCACTACCCGTCGTAAGAAGGTAGGTACACCTGTGGAGAACAAGATTGGTTTCTTGAAGGAGCGCACCCTGGTCGCAAAGCTGACCTGGAACCGTTACCGCGACAACATCGACAACTATGTTGAGACTGTCTTTGGTACCGACGGTAAGGCCGGTGGCGACTATCCTCTCTCTACGGTCGCATGTGAGGCCATCCTGAAGTCGTATGCCGAGGATTTGAAGTCTAACCTCTTCTTCGGTAACATGGAGTATGAGGAAGAGAATGACGAAGCCAAGCAGAAGCTCTCTCTCTACGATGGTTTCCACACCGACATTGCTCACGACATCGCAGATGGTATCATCAGCGAGACCAACGGCAACCTCATTCCTTGTGATGCTATCGGAGTTCCTGAAGACGCTCATGACTCGACTCCTTTCGACACCGTTCTGGAGTGGTACACCAAGTGGGATGCTCGTCTGCGCTCTCAGAAGGTAATCAAGCTCCATTGTGACATTCTGCGCGGTATCTATATCGCCCAGGGTTACACTAACAAGTATCACGGCAATGCTAAGGTGAATTATTTGCCTAACGGCAACTTCACCGTGCCTGAGATGCCTCGTGTTGAGTTCTGTCCTTCTGACGCTTGGGGTGTTGGTACTCGTCTCATGGCGACTATTCCTAACAACCTCCAGTATGGCGTGGATTCTGAGAACAACCAGACCTTCGTAAAGGTACAGTTCGGTTCTGACGACGATGCTCAGGATGTAATCTTCCAGATTCAGTCTATCCAGGGTACTCGTATCTTCAACCCATTGGCTTCTGCATTCGTTATCAGCGATGGTTCGATTGCCGAGAACGTCATCAATGGTGACTACGAGAACTCTAAGCTCGTCGTGAATATCGACGGTACTGGTACCGTTAAGGTGAATAACGAGGCTTATAACACGCCGCTGGAGTTCGCTCCTAACGCTATCGTAACGCTGAAGGCTATTCCTGGTAACAACCAGAAGTTTGTCTCTTGGAGCAACGGCAAGACCGACACTGAGATTTCTATCACAGCAACAGGTATGCCGATGGCTATCACCGCATTCTTCGCTCCTGACGAGTAATCTCCTCTCTCATAGTGCCCAGCCTCTCTCGGCTGGGTACTTATAAACACTAAACGTCAAATATTAAAATTTCAAGATTATGGCTGATACAGTAACATGCCCTAACCTCGACAACTACCTGAACGAGGAAAATTGCCTGGAGAATATCGGTGGTACCTCTGCGGTGGCTTACTACTTCGTGAAGTCTGACCTCCTCACACCACTCAAATTGACGGGTAATACTTACTCTGTGCCTACGTTCAAGTCAGGTAAGGGTCTCTATAAGTTCGACCTGAAGGATGAGAGCCAGCAGATCCAAGGTGAGAGCCAGGGTCCCAACGGTGGCTATAACCTCACCTACAATGCTATCATCGAGGCGGTCAATAAGAAGACCTCTGAGCTGTCTCGTGCATTGAACAATCTGAATATCGGTATCATCGTTCCTGATGGCAACACCGGCGACACGCAGATTATGTACGATCCTAACCGCCGCGTAAAGGCTGAACAGGGTGGTATTAAGTCCGACACGGGCGCTGCTACTTCTGATGACCGTCAGACTACACTGGAGTTCCACCTCAATGGTGTATTGTATGACAACCTCTATGTCACTGCTCCTGAAGATGGTTGGGATTCACTCCTGGCTTCTGCTACTCCTGCAAATCCAGGATAATCTAAGGATTTCCCCTCATAAAAAGGTCCTGCCTCAATCGGTAGGGCTTTTTTTTGTCCCCACCTCCAAAAAATTTTCCCCTATTTTTGCATCAACTTAATTCCGTATGCAGTGGATGTGCCGCTGTCTTAAAAACAAAAGTATTATGATAACAAAAAATTTCACTCAGATGTCAGCAGAGGAACGCAAAGCGTGGCTCGCTGATTACCAGAACTGGTATGCCGAAGATCTGCCTGCCATCGAAAAGGCGGGGGTTATCACGTCAGGCATACGTGAGAAAATTGAGAAGGGATTGAACCTTATTGCGGCTTTTCCTTTGTTCCGCTCTTTCGTCAACGAGGCCCTGCGCTTCAAAGACTATGCTGGTCGTAGAAAACTCATCCGTCGCTATGCGGATAAGATTACCGCTGACTTGAAGACATCGGTGCCTGCCGTGGATCTCACCGACCCTGCTCTTCTCGTTCCGCATGTAGGCCGTCCTACTAAGGAGGAAGCTGCTGCTCGTGCCGTCGCTGCAGAGAAAGAACGTCAGGAGAAAGAAGCGGCTGAAGAAACGCTATTCGGCAAAAAGGCCGACATCCCCACTATCGACGCTGCCGCTCCTGAGACGGTGGCTGGTTCTATGGGTGGTGGTACCATGTTGCACCTCGATCAGTTGAAGTGGCTCATGTCACCTGATTTGGCACAGGCCATCGAGACTATACGTGACCTGCGTACTCGACAGGAGAATGCGAATGCTACGGCTAAGGCTTTGGCTGTCGCTGGCAAACCTGAACAGGAGGTGGCACCGTATTCTGAGGAAGCAATACGTCTCACCAAACAGGTAGAGGGTATCTACGAACGGGTAGATGACGAAATGGCCACGGTATATGTACGTCTCAAAGAGGACACGGCTTTCCGTGCGTCTATCGAGGCTCAGAAGGTCGATCCAAAGGCGCTCCGCACTACGCTTCGCCCCTATTGGGATAAGGTGGAGAACCAGGAGGCTTTCAAGGCTAAGGTTATCGAAATGATTAAGGAGTCCGACCCCGTACAAAAGGAGGCTCGCGAAAAGGCAGAAGCCAAGAAAAAGGCGGTCGATGATATCGTCAAGTACCTCCAGCGTAAGGATAAGGATAATACACCTAAGCGCATCGAGACCATGACTGCTCGTTATAACGAACTGGTGGAACTTATCGGAGAAGAGGAAGCAAAGGCTTACCTCCCCGTGCTCGAAGCGGCCAAGGAGGATTGCGAAAAGAACATCAAACCGAAATTGGAGGCTGAACGTCTGGCTCGCGAGGCTAAGAAAGCCGAAAAGGAAGCGGCAAAAAAGGCTGCCAAAAAGGATGCCTCAAAAAAGGCTTAGTCCTCTGCTTCGTTAATTGTTAGGCGATTGCATCGCCGTCATAAATAACCACCGTGCCCAACCGTTCTCGGCTGGGTCTTCTTACTTCTCACTTCTCATCATGTCAAAACCATCGGAAAAATACTTTGATAAAGTGGAACGCTGGCTGTTAGGTGGCATCACCATCGAAAAGATGATAATGTCACCCGATCAGCGTTTTCGTGCGCTCCTCGCCTATGAAGCGTACAAAATATGGCTGCAAGACAAACAGATACGGGCCACTGACATCATGCGACGTATCGCTGCCCGTGAATACCCTCTCCTGCTCAAAAAGGCTGCAGATGGCGATGCCAGGGCAATAGAGTATGTCGAAGCCATGAATATCCGGCCTGGTGTGCCTCGTACTCCTACTGAGACATCCAATGATGTGGCGCTCTTTAACCATATCATCGGACGCTTTGACGTGCCTACGGAGAATATCGAGAAGGCTAAGGTACAGGATGCGTCCGACTGGCTCATACGTGAGGGAATGAAGATGGGCGACCCGCGTTCTGTCAAGTCTGGTGCCGACCTGAAGATGCAACTCAACAACAACTTCCAGGAGAAAGAGAACGCTGCCGAACAGATGCCGGAGGCTGAAATCAATATCACAGGCGATGTATCGGTTGTGAAGCGCGACCGTGTAAACTATACCGACGAGGAGAAAAAGAAGTTTGCCCGTCGCTATGGTCTCACGGACAAACAGGTGGTCAACATGATACAAAACTCTGACGGCACATGGCAGATGCCGGATGAGGAACCTGAACCAGAACCTGAAAAGGATATCTTTGACGAGAACTTATAAGGATGGCCACAGAAAGACGTGATGTATATATGAACGCAATGCAGCAGCGCATCTACTACTCGAATGCGAGGGATGTGCGCCTGCTGGCTGCTCGACGATTCGGTAAGACGGACGGCTCCATAGGACCTCGTATCTATCGTGTCAGTCAGTCTATGCCTCGTGCTACTAACCTGTGGCTGGGTAACTCTCGTAAACAGCTCTATACACGTACTGTCCCTGGAACCATTGCGGCCATTGAGCGTTTTTTCAATATTCAGGAGGGACGGCACTTTGGATGGGGTAAACCGCCACGATGGGTACAGAAACCTGTCATCACTCCTAAGACTTGGGATAACGTCATCTGGTTTGCTAATGGCACTATCTGGCAACTAATCTCACTCGCAGTCACAGGTTCGGCCAACTCTATCACGGCCAACAGTATCGTGGCGGATGAGTGTAAGTTTATGTCTAAGGCGAAAATCGACGGAGAAATCATGCCGGCACTGTCTGGTATCGTACATCCGTTGGGCGACCCGTCTTTCTCGGATTCTAACCCGCTCTTTAAATCTACTTTCTTCGCTTCTGATGCTTCGCTCACGGCTAAGGGTAACTGGCTGGAGAAAGAAGAGGACAAACTGGATATGCACCCTGAAACGGGTCCCTATGCGAATAAGACGTATCGTGAGATACAAGCCATGCTCACTGACTATGCCGAACGTGTCATGTGGGCAAACGAACTGCTCCGTAATGCGAAGCGTGACGGCTGTGTGCCTATCCTCCTGCCGGCTGAACAGATAGCTGCTATCCAGGCGAAGGCTAAGATGATGATCAACCATGAGGGACCGTTTAAAATCTTGCCAAACTACGGCAAGCGCATCAATAAGGCCATGCTTGAAATGGCCGTCAACTATAAACTGATTTCTCCTGATGAAGCGGAATTGCTTTTCTGCCATAAGTATCTCATTACTCCTGAACAGGATTTCGACATGATGATGATATCGGAGTCGAAACCCTACCAGCGTAAGATACGGGAATTGCAGTGTAATGCGTTCTGCTTTTGGAGGGCATCAAGTCTCGATAATATAGACATCCTTGGTGATTCCTATATAGCGAGAATGGCGCGTGACCTTCCGCCGGTCGTGTTCGCCATCAGTATTCTTAATAAGAAGATACAGAAGTCTAACGATGGCTTCTACTCCAATCTCGACATCGAGAATGTTCATGGCTATATTCCCGACGATTGCCCTGCCATCGATAAGAGCATCACCAAGAAAAAGGCTACGAGTGTGCTCAACGGTTCTGCCGTTGAAGAGGAATACGAGACACCTGACTTCTACGGATTGGGCAACCTGAAGGATTGCACACTCGATGGTGACGTGATGGATGCGCTGCCGTTGTATATCGCACTCGACTACAATGCTAACATCAACTGGGTAGTCACGGGCCAACTGTATAAACGCGACAATCAGGAGTGCCTTAATGTCCTGTCTTCTATGTACGTGAAGTACGAACGTAAGTTGCGTGAACTGATGGCCGACTGGCATCATTACTATAAACCTCACCAGAAGAAAAATACTGAGGTAGTATTTTTCTATGATGCAACGGCTAAGTTTCGTGGCTATGCCTTGGAGGGTGCCGAGGACTTTAAGGATGTTGTAATATCTGAACTGACGAACTACGGCTGGAACGTCCGTGCTATCGATATGGGTGCGCCGGTAGAACATCAGCAGAAGTATAAGGATATCAACGAGTCTTTGGCTGGGGCTATCTATCCGGCTATCCGCATCAACCGTGAAAATAACGAGGCGCTGATTGTGGCACTCACCACTGCCGAGGTGCAGATGTCCTATCGTGGCTTCCGCAAATGGAAAGCGGGTGAAAAGCTCTCTGAAAGCGAGGATGATTCTGTACGTCTCGAATACCGTACAGACGGCACGGATGCTTTCGACTCGCTATACATCGGATGCCGCTACCACCTCGCCAACATGTCCGGCATGTGTCTTCCCCTTGGAGATTAGTCATTGTGCCCAGCCGTTTTCGGCTGGGCTTCCACCACTCCCAGCGCCTCTCCGCTGGGATTTTTTGTCCCACCCTCGTTACCCCTTCTTCGTATCTTTGCCTAAAAATAAAACTTTCCGTATATGACTGAACTGCAATTTTCCTACGTCCACCCGAAATTCGTCTCAGACCAGTTTACGGGTAACAACACCATCGCTGTCTCCTATAGCAAGGAAGGCTACTACGTGGTGTCTATTGATGAGCTGCAAGAAAACAACTCCTGGATCCGTAAAGATTCGTTCTTTACTTACAAAGAAATCAGCTACGACTTTACCAAGGCTGAAGAGGGCAAACAGTATCGTTTGTCGGTATTCAAGAAACCTGCATCGGCTACGGTAACGGCTATCGAAGGCGGTGGTGGCGAAGTCGATGAAGAAAAGGTACGCGAAATCATTGATGAGACGGTTTCTGATGCTGGTAAGTCGGGACAGGCGGCTGACGTGAACCTGACGGCTATCGTCGGACTGGTGGCAACTCAGGTGCAGGCGGCTATCGCAGAGCTGCTGGCTAAGATTATCGCCCTGGGTGCTGCTATCTCTTACGAGGGACAGGTGGAGGACTTTGCTCATCTGCCTGCATCGGGCATGAAGAAGGGTCACATGTATAACGTGGTGGATGCGAATGGTGACATTCCCGCTGGCACGAACTACGTGTGGAACGGTACACTATGGGACCCCATGGTGGGACAGATCGACCTATCTCCATTCTTGAAGTCTGCCGATGCTGCTACTACTTATGTGCCACTATCGGCTACTGCTACCAACAGTGGCGCTGACGTAACGCGTCTGCTGGCTATCAATGCCCAGGGAAAGGCTATATCTATCAATCCGTCGGTCATCGTCGATTACGTCATCAAGTCGCTGGCTGAATACGACGTGCTCGCTCTTCCTAAGTAATGGCCACTGTGCCCAGCCGCTCTCGGCTGGGTCTTAAAAGCAAAAGTATGAAACAACTCCAAAACTCACAACCGTTTGCTGTCTCTACGACTTTCCGACCGCTAAACACGGCCATGAAAATTGTGATACTGGGGGGCATGTCGTCGCTCCAGTTCTATAGACAGACTACCCAGGAGTGGCTGCCGGACCATACTGTTGCGCCGGTCATCGATGCACATGGGCAACAGACGGATGGCACACTCCGACTGAAAGCGGAATATACCATCTATGATGTGGATGAGAACCTGGATGTGCAGAGCATCGTGCCTCAGATATACTGGTATATCAATGATACGCAGGTAACGACAACTGACACAACGGCTGACTATTACCTGGTGGGTGATCTGCTCTATGTCCGAAAGAACTTCACACATCAGAATGGTGTCAAGGTCTATTGTGAATGCCGCTTCGTAGATACGCGTACTTCTGCGCCTCAGATCATGTCTGATACGCTTTCGCTGTCAGCAGTCTTGCAGGCTGACGAACAGTGGAGTATCAACATCCTCTGTGACCGTACCCGTAAGCACTTCCCGCTGTCTGCTGCTTCCACCATCTATACTTTCGAGGCTGAAGCACGACTGGGTGGTGTGGATAAGACGGCTCAGGTGGCATGGTTCTGGGACTACTCGCTGAATAATGGTTCTACATGGCTGACTATCGGGGATGATTGCCTCTGGTATGTCAACGGTAAGAACAGTGCAACACTGGCGGTCGATATGGACTTCATAGAGGATCTTTTGGTCCGCTGCCGTATCGGTGTCACCAACGGCACTTCAACGGCTGCTCCTGACATCCACAACGAGGCTACGGCTTCTATCGCATGGCGCTTTCCAAAGATACTGCCTACGGTATTCTCCTATGGTGGCAATCGTGTGTTCCCTGAGACGGCATGGATGACATTCGGCATGATGGTGCATGTGGCTAAACATAACGACATGACTCCTGAACAGAAGCGTCATTGGCTCATGCCTAACTGGGGCATACGTCAGCAAGGGTCAACAGATAATCCTGAAATGCTCGGAGAATATGGATTGGAGGTTACGGTGCCTGGTTATCGCTTGTTCAACACACTCGGCGTTAAATATCTCGTTGACCCCTATGTATCTCTACGCACGGTATATGATGTGCTTGCTGATGAAGACGGAGAACTGATACAGCTGTCAGACGGCAATACCATCGCCATTCGTACATAATAACCCTTTAAATAAAAACAACAATGAAGAAAGCAAAGACATTCCTCAACCCTGGTGAAGGCATCGCTCGCGTGTTGTGTGTCACCAGTGCCAGCAACTTCTACGAGGCGCTGCCATCTGAGGTTGCAAATGCGGCCATCCCCTCTACGGTGGTCGGTGCGCTCGCTTCCAAACACACGTTGGAAGAAAACTCTAACCCTGCATTCACGGTCAATAATCGTGGTGCTGCAGAACTCTATCAGACTCAGATGGGTGGCTATATGTTCTTCCGTAAAGACGGAAAAGTGTATGCTGCCAAACTGAATGGTTCTACATGGGATAAGTTCGCAGATGCGACTCCTGTCACAGCTGCTATCGAAGCAGCCTGTGAAACGATGATCCATGTGCCTGACTGTAACTATCTCGGAGAGAACAAAACTCTGAACTTTGGCGGTCTCGTGCCTATCGATGGTGGCCATATCTTTGGCTCACCTCATTGGGTAGGTGCTTACCTGATGTCTGTCGATGGTGGCGGTGCCGGACACTCACGCCCGAACGTGGCTCCTGGTCATTCTAAGACGATGAGTGCATTCTGGAACTGCGCACAGCAGCTCGGCACACAATGGGGATTGGCCAACTATGGTTTCTTCTGTCTCATCAATGCGCTTTTCCAGGCTCGCTATGGCTCTCTGAACTCGCAGGAGGTCATTGGTGCCGGATTCCAGACAAGTTCATGGGAGGCGGCTCGTAACGTGCCTATGGGCCTCTGTAAGTCGCTGGGTGATGGCTCTGGTAAGGTGTTCTACACCGATGCTACCATTGGCGACCAATATCCTGTAAAACTCTTCGGTTTCGAGGATCTATGGGGTAAGCTGTGGGAGTCCCGTCCTGGCATCCGCTTTGAAATGCGCGATAACGTGCGCTATGCTATCGTCTATGATGGCAACGTCGTCAGCAATACTGCTACTGGACGTGAATTTATCTGTGCTCTCTCTTCTCAGAGTGGCAGTGGTACTTATGCTAAGAGCATGGAACTGGGCGAATACTGGGATATGATATGCCAGGCTGTTGGTGCCGGTTCTAATACATACTACTGCGACGGGTATTGGTTCGCTACGGGTGGTCAGCTGCTGCTCGTCGGGGGTGTCGCGTCTTACGGTGCGCTATGCGGTCTGTCGTGTGCGAGCTCGATTTACGGTTTCTCGGTCTCGCACACGATCATCGGCGCTCGCCTGGCCTTCTACGGAGAGCCGGAAATCGTGAGCGGTGCGGAGCTGGTGGCCATGATTAACGCGTAAGCGTTACATCATAGGCCAGCCGGCCTCTGGCTCGCGACCTCTTTGTAAAGTGCTCGGCGGTTCCGCCGCCGAGAATGAAATAATAAAATAGTATTAACAATAAAAAAAGTCACATCAAGAGGTGAAGTCACAAGAGCGTGACCATCCATAAAAAATTGACTTACTGAGACACTTGATGTCAGGGATTGACTTCCTGAACATACAAACTGATAGACTCCTTCCCCAAAGAGAATAGCAACATAGGTTGTTCGAGCCTTCTACAGCTCAACGGGGAAACGGAGCAAACGGCAACATATCGTGGAGCTGCTGCTCGTCGGGGGTGACGCGAATAACGGTGCGCAATGCGGTCTATCGTATGCGAACTCGAATAACGGTTTCTCGAACTCGAACACGAACATCGGCGCTCGCCTGAACATCTACATTGAACAAAAAAGAGTTATCTGATATGTTTCCACTGTTTGTCCTCACTGACTTCGCGAAAGCCAAAGAGGATGAGCACACGATTGAGCCGGTCTCGATGGAGGGTTAGCGAGTGCAAAGCGGTTTCCCCGCTTTGTCCTCTCTACCCGACAGAGCAAAGATAAAAGGCGTTGGGTATGAGCCTGACATATAGATGCACTATCACATCGTCGGGCAACAGAGTCCCCTCGCGCAAGTAAGCAAGACAGTTGTACGTCTATACCGAACACCCGTGAGCCGAGAAATGTAGAAGGCCCTCCCTGAAATATCATGTGTCACAATGAAGAGAAACAATGGCAGAATTAGCTTATCAGCGAAAGAAACGCCTGCGCGGAAAGAACCGCAAACTACGCATCAGCATGGTCTATGACCCGCTGAACCTACGTCAAGCCGACATCGAGGCACGACGTGGTAAGGATGCTCATAAAGGGGTACGTCTCTTCGACAAAGACCCGCAAGGCAATCTCTCTTTACTGCATGATTGGCTGAAGACTGAGACCTATCATACTTCTCCTGGGCATGAGTGTGTCAGACACTGCCCATGCGGAAAGGATCGAGTGCTTCACAAGCTGCCATACTTTCCTGACCACATCGAGAACCATGCACTGATGCAGGTCATCATGCCTACCATGATGCGGGCGTATTACTACGACTCCTCGGCATCTATCAAAGGTAAGGGTATGCACTTTGCGGAACGACGTACCAAACGATACATCGATATCCACCGCAAGCATAATGACCGCATCTATTTCGTCAAACTGGATTTCGTGAAGTTCTACCATAACATCGACCAGGAAAAGATTTACAAGCACCTGGCAAAGAAGTTTGGCGATCGGGGTGTACGCTATCTCATCCGTGAGATAGTAACGGCATGTGAAAAGGGACTGGGCATCGGATTGTTCCCAATACAGCCTATCGCCAACTACTACACATGTCCGCTATGCCGACTGGTGATGATGCTCTTTGACGTGTGGATGGAGATATACTGCGATGATATGGTCATCATTGGTACCGATAAGAAAGAGGTATGGAAAGCGGTAAATTTCATCCAGCAGTATGCGGAGGATGTTATGGAACAGCCACTGCATGAGAATATCGGAATGCAGATCATCGACGAACGCCACCGCCTCGATTTCGTGGGTTACATGTTTTTCTTCAAACACACGCTGCTGCGCAAGCGGATGAAAAAGAAGTTTAAGCGGAAGATGCACCGCATCAAAGACCCGCTGAAACGCTATCGCGCCGCTGCAAGTTACAAAGGATGGCTCATGCACTGCAATGGTTTTAGTCTCTGGTGTGCTGTAATGAATATGAAATCTTACAAGGAACTAAATGTACCTACATTCGAGAAAAAGAACGCAGAGGGCAAACGCATACTCGAAGGAACAAAGGTATCGGCATCGATGCTTTGTGGACGCGAGTTGGTGTTTACTGACGTGGAGTTTGACGTGAAATCGAAGTACAACAAGCCGGCAACAGTGATTCAGGTGGAGGAGAACGGACAAAAATATAAGTTCTTCACCAACAACCAGAAACTCACACAGGCGCTGTCCTACATCAATGCTCACGATGGCTTCCCGTTCAAGGGCACAATCGTTCGCACAAACTCCTCTGGCCTACCCGACTACGCCATACAGTAGTTCTCAGCCGTTTTCGGCTGGCTCATCGAAATAAAGAAATAATAACCCTTTAAAAATTGAGAATTATGAAAAAGTCAGAATTTTTTGAGCGTCCCGACCTCGCCACCATCGAAGGCGATGTCCTGCGTATCTCTTTCGGCGTGACTGAGGAACAGGTGCCTGTCAATCCACAAGAGGAAACCCCTGCTGGTCAGGAGCCGGAAACTCGTACTCTCTACCGTGCTTATGTGGTACGTCTGAAGAACCCGTTTACCATTGAGCGTATCAAAGCTGCATTGCTCACACATGAGTATGACGGCGAAGTGCTGCCTGACACGGTGGCTGAAGCCATTGCTGCAGAGGCATTGCTGATGCTCGTGGATGCAGGCATCCTCACAGGCGACCGCCTCGCTATCGCTAAGACGATGAAACTGGCACAGCTGGCAACCTACGACAACTCGGATGCGGTCAACCTCTTCACCTACAAGGGTGTCAATATGTGGCTCGACAAAGACACGCGCAATGGTCTCATCGCACGTCTCAATGCTGAGAAGGCCATGGGTAAGACCACTTCGACGCTTTGGTACGAAAACCAGTCTTTCACGCTCGACATCGACGATGGTCTGCAGATGCTCGCTGCCCTCGAAGTGTATGCTTCTGAGTGCTACGACTGCACAGCGTCTCACCATGCTTCCATCATTGCTATGGAGGTGTCTGATGCGGTCATTGCCTACGACTTCACCGTTGGCTATCCTTCCAAGTTGGTCTTTAACTAATTGTATCACCGTGCCCAGCCGTTCTCGGCTGGGTCCTAATTCCCAATAGTATGACAACATTGCTTCTTATCTCGGTTTTGATAACAGTCCTCTATGTGGGCACGACGATCTACATCCATAAGGAACTGCCGGCATCGGTGTCGCACATGGTGTTCAACCTGCCGCGTAACTATCAGTTCCTATGGACGCTGTTCATCTGGTCTGTAGCCTTTGGCAACGTACCGGCTCTGCTCGACGCAATGGAAGGCTCAATATTCCAGTTTGTCGGTTTCCTGTTCATCGCGTCACTGGCTTTCATCGGTGCCATGCCGCTCATCAGGAACAATCCGAACACCGCCCACTCGGTACTGGCTATCGTCGCTGGAGTGCTCTCTCAGCTCTGTGTGCTAATCATCAGCCCTTACTGGATGTTGCTCTGGTTCTCGCTCATATACTTCCTGTTTGCACCGCTTCCTAAGTGGCTCAACGGCAAAGGTATCTTTGTCCTCGAAGTGTATTGCTACACCACTCTCATTGCGGCCATACTCTGTCATTAGTTCTAACCACCGTGCCCAGCCGCTCTCGGCTGGGTCCTAAACAGATAAGATATGAATAATATTTCCAACCACTTCGCACTGACGGCTCTCCAGGAGGGTGTCACCGTGCAAGGTTCTCTTCGCATCAGTGGTACGCTGTCACAGAACTACAATCCTGGCACACAGCGCTGCATTCCTGACTGGAAAACGGACACGTCCACTCGACCCATGATATACCCTGTCATCCGTAAGGGAGTACAGTATATCTCGGCATCGGGCATCGTCAATGGTAAATGGCTCTACAATGACGTGCAAATCGTATTCGGACAGGACAATAAATCTACCAACTTCCTCGACGGTGCCGGAGATCCGCTGTTCCAGGTGGGCACCACAACGGCATCACTGGGTGGTAACTCCTATCAGCTGCCATGTCTTACCATCATCAGCAACCTCGCAAGCCCAACGAATATCGACCTCGATGTGATTGGCTACGAAGGCTCAGTAGAGGTGGCTGGAAAACAGATGGGCTTCCAGTGTGCTGTCGATGTGAAGATTGCTCAGATGACCACACAGGGCTTCCTGGGATTGCTCTCGCCTGAGTCGGCTATCATCACTGATAAGGGACAGACTGTAACCATCGCTGCCTCTCTCTATGGCGACGACGGACAATCGCCTGCCACCTGGTACACAAAATGGTTTAACGCCGGTACTGGCACTGAGTTCGTGGCGGCACGTAACGCCCGCTCGCTGTCTATCAACGAGGCTGACGTGACGGATAACATCATCATCCGTTGTGACTTCTTCTCGGATAGCGGATTTACCAACCGCGTGGCCACGGCATTCGCTTCTATCGATGACACGCAGGATCCTGAGTTCCTGTATATCTCGCTCAATGGCACTAATTCGGATTTCAGCGGCCAACTGGCTCCTGGTGAACAGTGTACCGTTACAATGTGGGTGGCTACCATGGAGGACCCAACGGCCATCAATACGCAGTACACCACATTCAATGTCGTACTCTACGACGGACAGCAGAACGAGATCACGGGTAACGTGCCTGAAGTGACCATCGCTAACAACCGTGCCACCATGATTGTGCCCTACGACTTCATAGCTGCTAACGGCTATAAGATTAACGGCATCGTCACAGCTTCCTAATGTCCTAAAAGAAATAGTATGAAACCAGTCATATCGCAGACATTCGCCATTACAGCACAGAAACCAACGGTCTCTGTGGACCATATCGATAATTACTATATCACCGAGGCTTCGGGCATACAGCCTGCCGCTAACGACTCCCGCTGGCAGTTTGTGCCGGAGGGTCAGCAGGCTCCTGTGCCTACGTCCGCCGCTCCGTATCTATGGCATAAGAGCATCACGTATCTCACGGATGGCTCGCACCTCGATCCTGTCATAGAGTTTGGCGGTTCTCTCGGACAGAATGGCTATGACTACGACTTGGTGCCGTCTCATTCGGCTATCATCAAGGCTCAGGATGATACGGTAACACCGGCTAACGTTTCATGCTCGCTTATCAAGCGTAATGCGGATGGCTCTGCCGAACGTCAGACTACACCGCCTGCTGGCTACAGCATCCAGGTATATCGTGACACCACGGCATCTGCTTATACGCTCGGCACCAATGTCTCTACGGCAAACGTGTCGGTTATCACCTTTGTATTGCTCTATGGCGCTATTGAGGTGGAAAGACACGACATCCGTGTGATTGCAGAGGGTGCCGAAGGACTGACGGGACGTGGCATACAGAGCCAGTCAACACGCTTCAAGGCGAACACCACTGGCTCTGTACCCGCTACACCTACCAATGATAACGAATGGAACACCTGGGCTGCTCTCTCGCAGTCTGGGTATTCTGAGACGAACCGTTACCTCTTCCAGTGTGTGCGCACCGTCTATGTAGATGGTAATAACAACACCACAACGGAATACATGGTGTCTGGTCCTACCGTCTGGGGACGCGATGGTGACGATGCTATCGTGCTCGACCTCGACAACGAAATGGATAGCCTGCCATGTGACAGCACGGGAAAGGTGACAACGGCTACTACCATCGTCGTCAATGCAAAACTCTACAAGGGTGCTACGCAGATCACATCGGGCATCACAGCACCAACAGCTGCATCCGTCAAACTGGCGGGTGTCACGCCTACCGTGTCGCAGTCATCGGGCACGGTGTCTCTCTCGTGGCAGTTTGCAGCCAACACCAGTCTCGCTGATGAGCGTTACATCATTACGATTCCTGTCACCTACAATCAGAAGACATACCAGGTGGCATTCACGCTCAATGCACTGCGTTCTGGTGCGCCTGGTGTTTCACCAACCATCTATAAGGTATTGCCGTCTCAGCACTTGCTGGCATTCTCACGAAACAGCAGCGATGTACTGACTCCTTCGACTCATTCGTTGTATTGTGGCTATTCTAAGAACTACAATGGCACCATATCGACGGAGGCTAACCAGACAACTGCATTTGATACGACTTACCGTATCTTCTACCGCTATCTCAATAATGGCTCATGGAGTGCATGGAACGCATACGTGGCAATACTCTCTATTGCTTCGTCAACAACGACAACAGCGTATGAGTTCTGTATCGCTAAGACCACTAACTCTAACAATGTCACGGATGCGCTCATCCTCGACCGTGAGACTATCCCTGTCATCAAGAGCGGACAGAAGGGTAACACGGGTACCAATGCGTTCTCTATCGACATCGACAATGAAATGGCTGCCATACCCGTCAATCAACAGGGTAAGGTGGAAACGCTGAAGACGCTGACTTTCGGATTGCAGGCATACTATGGCATAACACCCGTTGGCTCGTCATGCACCATCACGGCTGAAAACATCCCGACGGGGTTCACGGTCAACCTCGACGACCCGCTGAACCCTGTCATCACGATTGCTGCTGATACGACACCTGCTGAAATCTCTGAGATAACCTTTAAGGCTGTTCATGCTACCTATGGCACCCGTGAGGCTGTCTTCACGGTCTGCGCGGTTAAGAGTGGTGGCAAGGGAGAGGATGCAGAACTGTATCAACTGCTGCCCTCTCAGACTACCCTACCCTTTGACCGTAACGCTAATGGCAACATCAACACACGTTCTTACACGCTCACAAGCCAAATACAGCTGATTAAGGGTAACGTCACCACGAACTACTCTTCTCTCTCTGGCTATTATATCTATTATGGCTGGAACGGGGCTGCATCGCCATCGTCTATCCTCTCTACGTCTGGTATTACGGTGTCTCAGTGGTACCCGAACAATGGCTATACGTCAGTGGTACTTGAACTATGGCGTGGCGCACGTAGCGTCTCTGGCTCTGTACGCCTCGATCGTGAGACAATACCTATCATCACCGATGGTGCGCGTGGTCCTGAAGGAGAAGGTGATCCTGGCAATGGCATCAGCGTCGATGACTTCTACTACTGCCTGACTGGTACGCCTACCCCACCGACAACACCGCTCACAACGGCTAACGGATGGTATAAGCAGGGCACTACGGGATGTCCTACTGCTCCCACCAATGCTAAACCTTACCTCTGGCAGTGCGAACATATCGAATACACCGAGGACACGTCGATGAATAAGAACATCATCAAACTGGTACAGGTGTATAACATGGGCATCCAGCCTAATCTGCTCGAACAGACGGCATTCGACTCTGAGGATGTAATGAATAAGTGGATGACGGCCAACGGACAGGTGGTGCCACAGGCGCGAGGACAGCATAACGCATGGGGGGCTTTCCCTGGCACTAACACATACTCCGAAATGCTCCAGCAGCTCGTGTATCGTCCTGGCTCTGTCGGTAAGATACGCCCTGCTAACTATTACACGCTGTCATTCTACAGCCGCACACGCCGCTATGTCAATGTCACGGGCGACACCTACGGCTTCTATTTCGGAAACATCTACCTGAAGGCTGGCTCTTATAAGTTCCAGTTCAACGGACACTGTTCTCAGGCTGCTAAGGATGCAGGGGTGAACCTGAGTGGCTATCTATGGTATTCTGGCGACTACGGACAGACGGAGGACTGGAGCCGCTCTGTGTCAACGTCCATCGATACCACATCTGATGGTACAGTGACTACGAGTGTTCTCACCGTCTCACAGGCTGGCTATTATAAGTTAGGCTTCTACGCATACAAAACGCAAGGTCATGCTGGCGACCCAGGACAGTCGGTAACAGTCAACTGGTGGCGTGTCCTCTGTACCTCCAACAACAGCCGTCTCGATACCTACTGCTATCCGTCTGCAGTGGCTGGTGGCACTACCTACTTCGTCGATGGCGTGGTAAAGACTAACCTCCCTGGTGATACCGGCATACCGTGGTATCTCGACAATGACGATGATCTGGCAGACAACCTCGGTTGGACGCACCACTCTGTCACGTTCCTTACTAAGTCTGAGATAACGGCTGCCGACCAAAAAATCCTCTTCCGCATATTCAATACCTACGTGGAGATATACAACCCCAAACTGGAAGAGTGTATCATGGCTACGCCCTGGTGCGAACATGAGGGCGACAATGACATGCACTGCGACCATAACCCATGTGGCTCGTGGCGCTCAGGAGAGCGTTACTTCTACTGCAATGGTCAACGTGATGTCATCCAGGCTGCCATCAGTGCCTCTAACACCAACAAGACGTGGTACCGCATGAAGAAGCGCACCACCTCGCAAGGCTACCTCTCCACCACACAGCCCTATCTCGACACCGAACACTGGGAAAAGGCTTCTAACCTTAAATTCGCCATCGTTGATGCCATGTTTGCCGAGGAGATCTTCACCGACAAACTCACTGTCTCGAAAATTCGTGGCGCTAACGGCAAATTCACGCTCGACGAAAATGGCAACGTCACGGCTAATGGTGGAACGTACAATAACATCAGTGCTCGTGGTGGTACGTTCTATAATGTGGCTGTGCGTGGCTCGCTTCGCAATGCTTTCTCTGTAGTGAATGGTTCGTTTGATGCGGATTTCAACGACAACATTGCCGTCATTTCGAGTGGTGGCGGTTGGATTGACGCTTACTCTGTACCTTGGGACGCTTCGCAGAGTGGCCGTGTCATTCATATCGTCAACTATAAGTGGGGCAGTTTGACCGCTGAAGGCCGTGCTGAATTTGGCGCACCATCAGGTAAGTATTTCTTTGAGGATGGTTTGTTGAAAACGGCTCTTACGGTGTCTCGTGAGTTGATAACACTGCTCGGCTATGGTGACAGTAGTACGTTCTATGGTTGGATTGTCGTTGATCGTATCGACCTGGCATCTTCTCGTCGTTATGGTCACAACCTGAAAGCATTGGGCTATGGCACTATATCTGGTAGTCCTTATGGCGCATCATTGAGCAATTATAGAACGTTCGATGGTTCTACACTATCGGTTTCTCGTCAGGGAGAGGGCTGGTATCGCCTGACTTTCCCGAATAACTGGTTTAATTCGCCGTCAACAGACCTCGGCATTATTCTTACAGGACGTGGTTTCGCATATAATGCAGAGTCACCACTGAAAGGCTCTATTCGTACTATCTCTTCAACTTATGTCGATATAGATGTGTCCGACGATTCCTCACGAAATGATGGCTCAGTGGATTTCATAATCTATAACAAGTTCGACTTTGAGATTCTGACATAACTTCATAAATTCATAAATTCATAAAATAATGAAAAGAATTATCATCTTTGGTACAGCTCACCTCGATAGCACACCAGGCAAATGTTCGCCTGATGGTGCTTTCCGTGAGGCTGTTTATTCACGCGAGATTATCGCTGACCTTAAAGCCATCATGGAAAAGACTTATGGCTACACTTGTTTCGTGGACTATGAGTCTATGCAACCGCTACCAGCATGGACGGAGGCCCGCAAACGTAAGGGGTATAGTGCTGAACAGTCAGCAGAACTGGTGTACCGTACTCAGCAGGTCAACAAAATCTGCCAGAAGTATGGTGTCGAAAACTGTCTCTACGTCTCTATCCACGTCAACGGTGCTGGCGATGACGGCAAATGGCATGGCGCTGGCGGATGGGGCTGTTACACGTCTCGTGGTAAGACAAAGGCTGACCTGCTGGCGGAATGCTTCTATGATGCAGCCATCACCAACCTGCGCTCGTATGTTAGCATCATCGACGATGGAAAACGACGTGGCGACTATACAGAGAAGCAGGTGCCGTTCCGTATGGATAAGACGGATGGCGACCGCGACCTGGAGGCCGACCTCTATGTGCTCCGACATTCTGCCTGTCCTGCCGTCCTCACGGAAAATCTCTTCCAGGACAATCGGCGCGACGTGGCCTTCCTCCTCTCCGACGAAGGCCGTCAGGCTATCACACGCTTGCATGTCGAAGCGCTCCTATCATACTGCCAGAAATATTAACCACCGTGCCCAGCCGTTCTCGGCTGGGTTTTTTATGTCCCGTCTCTTGTGTGGCGATTGCATCGCCGTCACGCTTTGTCCCACCCTCGTCACCTCTTCTTCGTATCTTTGTGTCATAAAAAGTATGTTCCGTATGCTGCGATAGTATCGCAGCCCTAAAAGAAAAGAATTATGCTGATATCAACAACTGAAGAGCTGCGTCTCTACTCACCGGCTAACGCCATCGACCACATCGACTCCATTCAGGGCTACATCACAAGCTCTGAAAAAGACACCTTGCTCGAAAAACTGGGCACACCACTCTACGAGGCTTTGGTAAAATACTACCGTGACCTACGTGCCTCTGAGGATGGTATCTCTACGTTCATCAAGTCTGTAACCGATGGCGAAGATATGCCGCCATACGCACAGCTGCTCACCGTATGTCAGCGTATCATCACGTTCGATGCACTCGGACGTGCCATCGACATCCAGGCCGTGAGTGTCAATGGCTCTGGCGTGAATATCTCCACTGCCGACGATTACGGCAAAGCGGATGATAAGGCTATCCAGGCGTATAAGTCCACCTGCATCAAAGAGACTCATGCTGCCATCAATGCACTGCTCGTCATGCTCGAACAGTGGTACAAAGAAGCAACCCCTACCAACCCTGAAAACCCACTCGTTCCCGCTCCATCCTCTCCTGTGCTCGGTGATTCGGTCGCCGAGAATGAAGCCACCGTGCCCGATGATTCTCCATCGGGTGACACCCCCGCTCCCGACGCTCCTGCGTCCGGCGATTCGGTTGCCGAGGAAGACCCCGACCCCTCCACCGAGAAAGCAGAGATAGCATCCTTGTGGGGCCATTCCCGCTACTTCTACCTGGCTGCTTCTCTCGCTATCCCCTCTGCAACCGTCCTGCAGGAATATCTGAACATCTACGACTCTCGCGAGAAGTTCATCACCATGCTTCCTGACCTCCGCTATATCCAGGAGGACATCATAGCACCTATCATCGGAGAAGATTTCCTCGACTACCTCATTGAGCGCTCGCGTGTACTTGACCGTAGTGCGCTCGCTGGTTCTGCCAGCGAGGGTGACGAAAAACTCCTCACTCGCATCATCCACAAACTCCGTAAGGCGGTTGCTCACCACCTCGAAGCGCGTACCATGCAGCTGAAGACTACGGACCCTCGACGTGAGGCTGCTCGCAACGAGGCGGTACGTCTTACCACCGACCTCTCAGAGTATATCCAGACACATCAGCAATCCTTACCAGAGGCAGCTATCGAAGCATTGAAAACGTCACCGCTCTGTGTCGCCGCTACTTCCGATGCTTCTCCCTCTGGCGGTTATACGCCTAACTTCCAAAACAATAGCGATGATGCCGTAATGTTTGTAACACCCGCTCTCCCACTCTAAGATATGACCCAAGCTCGTCCATCTGATTATTGGTTCTCTACCAGCGCGATATTTATCCAACTGAACGCTGCTGGCGACCGTAACTTCATCCATGCAAACTGCGCGGATGGATCTATGATCATGTGCTACATGAAGGGCATCAACGGACTGGGGTACGACAACGGACACAACTACCGCCGATGGACGCTGGTTTCATCACCAACGGTATTCCACGATGATGACCCTCGCTGGGTGTATATCGCTATACCAAAGTCCGATGCTGTTGACGTTCGCGCACAACTGGTGTTCCCGTCCGAAGAACTGGATATCTACGGATGTAATGCTCAGGGGCAACAGATTGGCCCTACCGACTATTACTACATCTTTACGCAGGGTATCATCAGTGCCTCGCGTGTAGGTGGTGTCACACAGGACCGCACATGGACGCAAACGATTGATTGTGGTAAACTGGCTTCCGACGAAGCCATTGCTGCTGGTGGTGAAGGCTCGTGGTGGGAATACAATGCCACCAACGACATGGTGAAGTTCCTGAAGACCATCAGTGAGGCTATCTTCGAGAAACTGACGGCTTCATGGGCTAACATCACACAGTTGGTGTTGCATGGCCACATCATCAATGGCGTGGCAGGCGAAAACACGTTAGAGAGTTCCAACGACACGCTGGTAACACCAAAATATGCGGATGACCACTGGCTGTCTTCTACGCATGATGATGTAGCGCATGGCGACATCACTTTCAATAACTCTATTCAGGTCAAAGGGGAAACGGTACTGAAACGTACCGTCACCATAGGCGACTATGAAAAGGATATACAGGTGGGCATCGGCTCGCGCCAGGGTGTTCGCGTTCTGCCGGACGGCACTATCATAGCTCGCTCGCTGGAACTGTCGCAGGAACTCTCGGTACCAACGTTCAAATACAACAGTATCGAGGTATTGGCGGGTACTCGCTGGGACTCTGCCGGTAAAGGCCGTGTTAAGGAGATTATCGATAACGACGAAACAAATCATACCTGCCAGTTCGTGCTCGATCTGAACGATGGAGAACCTGGAGAGTTCATCGTCAACGACATCCTGCGTGGCTTCTGGCATAATATGGATGGTACCAAGAATGCGGTTGCTAACAGCGACGACCGCCGAGGTAACATCAACCGTGCGGGATTCCAGTCTATTTATGCCCGTGCCATTGCCGTGGCCAACGTCATTGAACGTGTGGTGGATGATGTAACCTACTATATCGCTCAGGATAGCGAATATGTGCCACAACAGGGCGACCGCATACTGGAGAATGGTCTTGTTACCGTACAGATGCGTCAGTTCAATACTTCGCCGGCTACTTATTCGCCTGCTCCTGAGAAATGGTCGGTACTCTCTGTATCTGGTTACTTTGGTACGGATCATCCAGAACGTCAGAAGTTCTTTGTATATACCACGTCCTACATGGCTCGTTTCGAGGGTGTCAATACATGGGAATGGGGCGAACATACCTTTATGGGTGGCTGGGGCGACCTCACGGGCTTCACGATGCTGGAAGACCACGACGGCCAAATCACTCGCAAGGAGTTTACGGGCGAAGGCTTCGTAACCAAGGATGCACACATCTATGGTGTCGTCGATATGTTTACGCGCTTCTCCGACCGTATCGACATCCAACTGTCTCGACCTGATGGCACCATTGCCGATGGTGAACAGCAACGGGCGGACTTCATCTTACGTGACGTGGAGGGTAGCATTATCTCCGGCAACTACACCTTGCAGATCACCCGTCAGTCGGGTAACGCTGCAGCAGATACAGCATGGAATGCGGCTATCGCTCAGAGATACCCTTCCGGCATACCGTCAGCGTTATATTTCCAGTTCTCTGATGTGCCGGAGAAAGGGGCCGTATTCGTAGTGGCTGCTTCACGTCAGGTGACAACAGACACTACCACTGACACCTATACGACATCGGCATCATTCGTGCTCTCTCGTGCTTATCCACAAGAAACATTCCTCGGCCCTTGGGACTCTACAACGGAATATGAGCGCACACCACGTCAGTACCCCACCGTCACGCATGGTGGCTGTAAGTGGTATCTGAAGGTGGCTACAAGCCTGGGCGAAGAGCCACATCCTCTCAGTACATCATGGGGCATGGTATATGGTGCTAACGACCTATCCATTGCTTTCTACAATGAGAGCGGACAGCGCATCACATCGGCTGTGCAATATCCTGGCAGCGTCAACCTCTTCCTCGATCCGCATCTGCTGTGTGGCAACTTCGATATTACTAACGAACTATCGGCTTCTGATTGGGTATGGTCACGCTATACGGGCAACTATGGCGAAGAGATTGATACTCGTACTCCTGCTGACCGTCAGGCTGACCAGGGATGGCCTAACGCTCACTGGCCGTCAACACCACAGACGCGCACCATCCGCATCAACAACGACGACATGCCGCCGTCATGGGGTAACGGTCCTATCGTCAACTTCATCATCACGGCATCCTATAATGGTATCTCCATTCCAAATATAGTCCAGATGTAACCACCGTGCCCAGCCGTTCTCGGCTGGGTCCTAAACAAAAGAATATGAAACAAGACAAATATTTCTTACGCTTTCAGCAGCTCTGCATTGGCATCCTGGCTCAGTCTGACAACTGCATGGAGTCACAACAGCAGTTCAAGTCTGCTCGCTCCGTTCCTGAACTGGTGACGGCATGGCAGCGATTTTGGGCGGGTGTCCTACACGAAGTACCTGAACAGGTCATCAAGGCTTTTGCTGACCTCTACCCCGTCTATCGTGATGACATTATTCGTGCCGGTGTCTATTATAACGAGGCTCCGCCTGTCGGCATCTATCCTGAAAACCCTATATCTCCCGTCTCACCCTCCGATGCAGCCACCGTGCCCAGCGCTTCTCCGTTGGGTCCTACCACCAACGCCATGATACTCATCGGCGATGCTCCCGCCACCGTTCCCGATGATTCTCCATCGGGTGAAACAGCTTCTCCATCGGATCTCGTAATTCATGGCCGTAATCGTGTCTATGTCCTCGGCAACCTCCCCGTGACTGTCACCGACAATTCCAGCGTCCATGTCAACAGCGACCGTGCCGTAGTGACCGTATGTGGTTCTGCTCGTGCTAACATCGAACGGGGAACACTCATCGCTCGTGACCGTGCCGTAGTCAATGGCAAGGGTCTCATAACCTGCTACGACTCTACGACGATATATGTCTCTGGTGGTGTCCTGCACGATAAAGGACACCTCGATATCATCGCCTATAACGATGCGGTCATCAACAGCTTCACCAACCGTCGCATCAAACTCAACGACCAGGCAATCCTGAACATCGAATAATAGTCTCTCCACCGTGCCCAGTCGTTCTCGGCTGGGTCCTAAAAGTAAAAGTATGAATAGCCACATTGCCATAACAGCTCAGAAGAACGGCAAGCAGATTCCACTCAATCTGCCGGATGATTTTAGCATCGACATCGACGATCAAAATCCGCTCTTCAACGATAACGAAATGTTCTCATACCCCTGTAGGATGCCTATGGAGGGTAATCGTTTCTTGCTGGGCAATATCGATGACCCGCTGAACATCGATCGCCCAGTAGGTCTCGAACATACGAAAATGCGTATCGTGGTGGATAACCAGCCGTTCCGTTCTGGTACGCTCGTCACCGCAGAGGATGAGGAGATAGACGGTGCGCTGACTATGAATATTTCGGCTTCTGACCATTCTATCGACGATCTGATTGGCGACTTGAAATGTCAGGACATCCCTCTGAAAGATAAAATCCTGATTGGCGAAAAGATTGGTGCTGTCACAGCTGCTATCAATTACCAGTATCACGTACATATCACATGGGATGGTAAGAAAGCGGACACGGACACATGGCCGTCAGCAACGGATTCGTCTGAGGTGGTCTTCACACCACAGGCTTTGGGTTTCTCCTGCCCTGCAGAGTGTAACACCACAGGAAGTAAGGAGGAAGCGATTGTGGCTTCTGTCATCAACTATGACGATGGCAAGAAACGTAATAAGCCGTCCATCCGTCAGAGCTTTATCAATGTTAGCGAACCGTACCCCAACGCGAAGTATTGCAATGCGCGAGTGGCTTACTATCACTATGGACTGGATGAGGAGGGCAAGAAGACCTCTAACAAAATCAATCCGCTCACGAAAAGGGGTGGACCAGAGAATAAATGGCCATACTGGGTGCTGGATGCTGACCGTCAGCAGTCGGGCATCTGCTTCTATGTCCTGTACTTCCTCGATTGTCTTTTCTCTTATCTGGGCGTGTCTTTCGATAACAGCGAACTGCTCCAGGTGGAGGATATGCGTCACCTGTGCTTCTTCACAACACACTGCAAGTACGATGAGGAATATAAGTACCCGAACCAGGTGCCTTATTTTACCACCATCGAACAGATCAACGCCTGGCTGACATCGCGTGGCACAGGTGCTCACTTCGAGTTCCATGACGGTGGCAACCGCATGGTCAACAACGTGGACTATATCGACTCTAACGGTACTCGCCACCATGCAGAGGTGGGTAAGGATGGTGTCAACACGATTATGGTGGAGTCTATCGTCAACAGCCGCTCTGTATCGGGTAATATCATGCGCATGTATGCCAACAGCGAGAACTTCCCTGAAGAGTCGGTAAAAACGGTGCTGGATAGCCTATGGGCTTCTTTCGGTATTCGTTTTGAATATGACTACGAGAAAAAGCATGTACGTGCTTACTACGTCCGCGAGGTGTTCCGTGATACACAGGATCCTATCGACTTCCCTGGACGGGTAATCTCCATGCACAAGATTGCTGAGAAGATTACGGGTGTACGCATGTGCTACTCGGCTGAAAGCAGCAGCAAGGAACAACAGGGTAATGTGCGCTCCGGCAAAAAGGACTATGATACGTCCTACGATTATATCGACTACCCCCAGAATGCTACCATCACGGATAAGCATTATGAAGAGATATTCCGTACTCCTCAGCAGAATAATGCCAGTGGTAACACGAATGTCTATGTGGATAGGGCAACGGGTAACAAGTACCGTATCAAGGTGAATAGCGATGCGGAAACGGCTATGGACTTGAAGCCGGTGCTCTTTGAGGTAGGACAGTATAAGGGCGTGGAACTGGGCGACTGCTCAGAACTTAACGAGGACTTCATAGAGGAGATAAAATCGGACTTCGTGCCGATGGTCTTCAATGATGTAAACTATCAGAATGAGGTCAATTCTGCTGCTGGCTCCATGAAGTCGGATGGCTATCAGATCATCCTGAATGCTGACCAGGAACAGCCTATCCTTGCGGCTTTCGTCGATGAGGAAATGGAACATGAGTTCCTGGAGCAACGCATCCGTCAGACATTGGCATCTAATGTGGCTGAGTTCTATTTCGACGAGGTACTGGATGGCATGATAGAGAACTATGACCCGTCATCCTCTGATGATGGTAATAGTCCGCTGCAGACGGTCGATTGGGGACTGGCTATCGCTATCATGCGTGGTGGTGGTACGGATGCAACCATACAGACGTATGATCACAACTACGATGGCTTTGGTAACTCGAAATGGCGCACAGTGGCTGGTCTCTATGCGCTTACGTCTGACAGCCTCGATATGTGGGGCAATGAATACGACTATAACGGTGTATCTCCTGGCATCGGTGGTGGCGAACGCTTCTCATTGAAGATTCGCTCATGGGTACAGCCGGAATGGGCCAATGCTCCGCTGGTGGATGCTGACGTGGTGGATAGTCAGGGAAACATCGAGAAGAAAATCAAATCGCGTGGCCTCTTTGACACCTTCATGTCGGAATATGCGAACTTTATCCTAAAACGTCGTAAATACCGCGTCCGCATAGAGTGCTCTGCTGCTCAGGTGGCAGACGTGCCAAACCATTGGACGCGTCGATTCCGCATCAACGGCATGGTGGGCTTCATTAACAAATTGTCTTATAACGTCTCTGCAAAAGATGGTCTTAACGGCCTCGAAGTGGAGTTCTATGTTCTATAATCACAGTGCCCGCTGATTCCGTCAGCGGGTCTCTAAAACGTATAAAAAATGCCTAAAATTGAATTGTCCCTTCCCCGCTCCTGGAACCAGTGTACGCTACCTGCGCTCCGTGCTATTGCTGCCGTGCTGACTGACTGCTCGGCACGTATCGATCGCTTCCATCCTTTTGACATGATGGAGGTAAAGGTGGGGGTATTACTACGTTTAACGAATATCGAAGTGCTGGAACCAATCAACCCGCGAGTAGCGGTCGAAGAGCAATACTATACCTGCCGCCTACGTCCCTGGACTATCGATGAAGAATATAGTCGTTGGTTCCGTATGCTGCGATACTATCGCAGCTTCTGTGCTTGGTTCCGTCGCTCTGTCCTCGGACATGATGACACTTTCTCGCTATACGTGTGGCAAATCAATTACTGGCTCACTCCTCACAAAGATCAGGCAACAGGACGCATGGTGCCTGGTATGCTCGACTGGATGAATAGCGATAGTAAGAGCTTCCTTCAGCGCTTCCCGTTCCCGTCTGTCCGTCGTCGCTCTGGTAAGTGCTCTCGTAAGGTGACATTCAAGGGACCTAACACGTTTATGGATGGCTTCTCATGGCGACGCTACCGATTCGCTCAGGACTATATGCAGATGTATATCGAACAGCAAAACCATTTGCTCGAACTGCAACAGTCTGGCAAGGTGTCGGCAAAGGACTTGCTGAAAGCAACAAAGGCCATGGATCTGTCTAAGGCGCTTTTCCTGGCTACTGTCTTCAATCGTAAGATAACATTTGTCAACGAGGAAACAGGACAGACTATCACCGATTATCATTACCAGTTTAATCAGCATTCAGATAACAGTCCTTTCTTCCGTAATTTCGACGATAAGGATTGGCAACTGGTGTGCCTATGGTGGGCGGGCATGATGCACTATTTGCATCAGACTTATCCCAAGGTGTTCAAGGTACAGAAGGTGAAAGGTAACAAGAAACCTGTCAACCCGCTCATGTTATATGCGCGTACAACGGCAACACTGGAGAAGTACCTCCACTCTACTGCAACGGACATAGAAAGGGAACCTTACTCCACCATCCTTCAGCAACTCGAAGACATCACACGTCGTAACGAGGAGATAGAAGCTGCAAACCGCAAAATGAGGGCACAATCCCGCCGTAAGTAGCCACCGTGCCCAGCGCTTTTTCGCTGGGTTTTCTTCGTCACCGTGCCCAGCCGTTCTCGGCTGGGTCTTCAAATCACTTTGTCCCGTCCTCGTCACTCGCATTCTGTATCTTTGCAATATAAAAATAGTTCTGTATGTCGCTATGTCTTAGCGACTTTAAAAAGGAAATAAGATTATGGCAAAAAAGACTTCTGCTCCCGTCACCCGCGTAAAGGCCAGCAACTTCATAAAAAAGGCTGCTGACCTGCATCGCCGTAACTACTCGGTACTCCTGCCAGGCGACCGCTCTTACTATAATTTGGATGGCCCCAGCAGCGATATTTCTTGGGGCGACTTCATCGGCTCACAGCTTCGTGCCGGTGCAACCGAAAATGGTAAGTCTCAGCGTAAGTCTATACCTACGCTCTATTTCTCGTCAGGAAACGAAAGCCAACAGGGAGCTGAGAAGATTGGTACGCCTAACTTGGGATGGATAGAATGGGGCTATGGCAACAACCTGCCTAACATCGTGGCATTGCTCACACACATGCTGCCATATACGGCTGCCGGTCTTAAATTCAACACGGATCTCTGTGCTGGACTCGGACCTCAGCCGATGTACGACTGTACGCAGTATGTGGGTGGTAACATCACACAGAAACTCATCCGCTATAAGGATGCAGGACAATGGCTGCGCGGACGTATCATCGACCTGCAGACACAGCTGCTGAACCTCGAACAGAAAAACACCACTCCCGATGATTCATCATCGGGCGAAGGCATGGGTGCTGCTGTTGGCTCTGTAACAGGACGTGGCGCGAAAAAGTCTGAGGTGTACGATGCACTTGTGGATTCTATCAACGAACAGATAAAGGAATTACAAGAGGCACATAAGGTATGGAAGACTACAGATGAGGAGGTACAGAAGTTCCTCGATAATAATAATATCGCTCAGACATGGCTTTCGCTGGTGCTCGATCAGGAACTGTTTGGTATCTCGTTCCCAGAACTGTTGCTGAACCAGCAAGACCTCGACGAGAATGGAAACCCTGTCAAAACGAAGACTTGGACTCCTCGCGTGACGGGTATCGCCCACCGTTCATGCCATACGACCCGCATGGAGCGTATGGATGAAATGGGTAAGATTAACTTCGTGTACTGCTCTACAAGATGGCTTGATAAATACTTCATCGAACAGGGTGGAGAGAATAACGCGCCTATCAATGCTATACCTGCCCTCCATGTGCCCTCTCCTCTTGCTTCACTGGAGGAGAAGGTACGTGAGGCTCGCCAGAAAAATGTATCTGTCAACAACAGACCGACGCACTTTGTTTTGCCGACGGTCTATCCTACCGCTGGTCGCCCATATTACCCGACTCCTGCCTGGTACTCTATCTTTGGTGGTGATATCTACGAATACATCACAACGATATTCTCAGACCGCCTCTCTCGTAAGCGTAACAGCAATGTCATCGGACGTGTCATCTATCTGCATAACGATTACATGCAGCAGTTGTTTGTGGCCAAAAAAGCACAGGCTGATGCTAACAAACAGGCTGAGATACGCGACAAACTCTATACGCAGATCAACCAGTGGCTCGCCAATCGCAACAATGCCGGACAGTCATTGCTGGCTTTCACATTCATGGGCACGGATGGTAAGGAGCATAAGAGCTTCGAGATTGTAGAGATCGAAAGCAACAATAAGGATGTGGTGGCAGCCAACGAGAAAGAGACGGCTGAACTGTCATCAGTGGTATTCATGGCTCTGGGTCTTGATGGTCGTCTGCTGGGTTCTTCGCCGCTGTCTCTCGTAGGTAGCAACGGTGGTACTGACATCCGCGAACGCTTCCTGCTTCGCTTGATCCTGAAATCACCGCAAATCAACATCATGCTTAAACCGCTGGAAGTGCTCTCTCGCTTCAACAAGTGGGACCGCCACCTGGTATGGCAGGTGCAAAAGCAGGCAATGACAACACTTGACCGCTCTAAATCGGGCGTGACAACACAATCTGACGACGAAGGTAAATAGTTCTGTATGTCGCTATGTCATAGCGACCTCAAAATAAAAGAAAAGATATGGCACAAGGATTACTCATACAAGGTGCATCACCACTCGTAGGCAGCCCTATCACTTATCAGGTGACAGCAGCGGTCATCAGTGGCGATTGCGCTTTTCATCGTGTCAAACTGACGGTATCGGCATTCCTCGAAGGTGTCGATATCAACTTTGCCGACCTCACGCTGTCCTCTCCGGCTGAGTCGGGAGAAATCCTGAAGTTCGACATCAGCAGCGCACTACGTGCTGTCGCAGATAAGTATGAGTACACTGTCAACCCGCCTGCCAACTATCCGCGTATCGGATATAGACTGTCTGCCTGCGATGAGTACATGCAGAACGGAGAGGTACACGATAACGTGGGCGTGGTGACGATTGACACCATTCAGTATTGCATCATGGGTGCCTACTCGGATATGGAACGTCTGCTATCTGCTGGCAGCAAGTCGGCACAGCACTTTACACGCAAGCCGAACACGATGCCGGAGGTGGTGGCCGTAGGAGAGAGCATGGTATGCCCTCAGTCCTATGCTCAACCCGTCAGCAGTGGAAATATTACCGTAGGACCTACATCATCGGTGGTAAACATCGTCAACGAGGGATTGCAGACGGTCAATGGCCGTCAGGTGTATGCACTGCCTGCAGGACAGAAAGACCGTTACGAGTTCCGCTTTGTCAATGGCCTGGGATGCCTCGAAAGCATCAGCGTAAAGGCTTTGCGTACCTCTGAAACGAACGTTACCCAGGAGTCTTTCATTCGCTCGGTGCAAGAGACGTTCAACTCATTCTCGCGAGGACTCGTGACTAAGAAAAACGATTACGAGACTTGGAAGATGTGTAGTGGACCGCTCGACGAAGCATGGCATTCGTGGTTCATGCACGAGTTCATCATGGCTAAGTTCGCCTGGATAAAAATCAACGGACATTGGATAGGGTGCCACATCGTTCCTGAAGAAACAGTAGATGGCATCGATCGTACCAGCGGCAACTTCATGCAGGTGGAGTTCTCAGTACAACTTGACATCAATGGCAGCCCACTCGCTGCTTTGGCCATATAGCCACCAATCCCAGCCGTTCTCGGCTGGACCTCGAAAAGAAACAACATAATAATAAAATAAAAATGAATAGTATCGTATCATTCTTCCAGAGCTTCTTCAGCTCAGTACCGCGACAGATTGCTGTCGGACTGGGAATTGTTTGGGCATGGCTGGAGCCAACACTCCCCTATGCCGCTATGTGTTTGTTTGCTGTTGTCATCGATTGCCTCACGGCATGGCGATTAAATCGGCGTGTGAAGGCTAAATATCCGAACGCAGGAGCCGATGGCAAACTGAAATCCTCACACATGTCGAAGATGATATCAGACCTGGCTATCGTTTGGCTCTGCATCCTACTGGCAGACGGTGTGGATGATAATTTGCTCGAACACCTTGGAGGTCTCCACCTCGGCCAGTATGTAGCAGCTATCTTTGTCCTCTGCACGGCTGTCTCGATACTCGAAAATGAGTCTTCATGCAATGGCGCTGCATGGGCAAGAGCCGTCCAGAAGATTGTCACCTCGAAAGTCGCTCGCCATATCGACATCGACGAGAAAGAATTGGAGGAGATCATACACGAGAAAAAAGAATAGTCACCGTGCCCAGCCGCTCTCGGCTGGGTCTCAATCTATAAGGTATGAAAGCAAATATCAGCAAAATCCTCGAAAAATGGGCGGAATTGTACGAGCCTATCAGCCATGACCCCAAGAAAGGGTCTAAGGATAAGGCATACTATGAGATTCGTACCATCAATGACAATTCTGGCTTCATGCGCAATCAGAATGCGGCTAAGTCACCGTGTATGGCATATTCTATCCTGATTGATGCTCAGGGCACGAATAACCACGTCGTCAACTATGCTCATGCCATCTACTTCCTCGTCAGGGCTAAATCCTACTCGCTGGCGAAAAATGCACGTCAGGATGACGAACTGGGTGCCGACATTCAGATGACGATGGATGATTACGTCCAGGATCTGCTGGCATACCTGCGTGAACTGAAACGGACAGGGATATGTCCTATCACGGGTGCTACCTACGACCGTCCTACAATGGATGCACTAAGAGGAATGCAACTGGAGAGCGCTGAATGGGCTTCTGCGCCTGTCAAGTACGCTGAATGGCATGTAATGGGATTGAACATCGAACAAAACGCACCGCGACAACTGTGCGTGAATAAAGAACTCTATAAAAACGAATAGCATTATGGAAAAATTTAACTATCAACAACCGTGCTGCATCGAGAGCACACTGCCACAGCTGCTGAAGAAATACGACTGGCTGCCATTCCAGACAAGTGGCGATGTGACAGTAGAGAAAATCCTGAAGGCTGTAAGCTACCTCGCTGGCAACAACCTCGACATCACTATCTGCCTGCCGGCTATCGACGTAACAATCCTGCGCCTATTCGCTTGGTACCATAGACGTGGATGGCTGAAAGCGTTTACCGTCTTAACGGCAACAGACCAAAGCGAACTGATCCGTAACGAATTGCCAAAGGAACTGCCACTAACCATCGTGGATAGTGCCGACATCCCCGAAAACTATGGTATGTTGGTCATCAAAGGTGAACTGAGCAATGTCATCGTCAATGGTCCGATCTTCTCAGTCGTCACACCAGGCATCTGTTCCTATACGGCATACTATGGCAAAGACCCAGAGCGTATCGCTCAACTGACCGACACCATCAATGCCCGCATCCGCGTCGCTGATGCCAAAAAGAAAAGGGCTGCAAGGAAAACAACCCCAAAGAAAAAAGGCACCACCACTCCCGCCTCCGAAGCTCCTGCTCCCGCTGATGGTTCCACTGTGCTCGGCGATTCTGTCGTCGAGGAAAAAGACTCCACCTCTCCCGCTGCTTCTCCAGCGGGCACTGATGAATAACCATACCGCTGCACCGCAACGGTAAATTCGCGTTACTCCTGCACCCAGCCGCCCGTTATCGGCTGGGTGTTTTCTTTTCCAGCGCTTCCGCCACTGTGCCCAGCCGTTCTCGGCTGGGTTTTATCCTTCTTTCTGCTGAATGTTGGCCACGGCATCCTTAACCTCCTCCCATGCCACCATTTCCAATTTGCGAGTATCAGGATCATACTCACCAACAAAGGCAATGGCCTCATGCAAGGCATCATCGGTGCGGTCGGCAATCACAAAGAACTCGAACGGCTCAATAGGAGGCACCTGAACGGAACCAGGCACAAGACCGGCACGGACAGCACGACGGATGCGGTCGGCTTCTGCCTTCGGCAATACAACCACCTGAGCCTTGCGCTCACGGATGGCTGCCTGCTCCAACTCACGGGCATGTTCCTCCCACTTCTCATTCTGCAACTTCCACACCATATAAAGATAGGCGTTATTCAGGAAATTACGCCAGCGCTCCCACCCTTGACCAATAAACACAACTGCCAAAGGCTCGGCAATATACAAACGACGCTCACGGGCATTCCACATCAGCATGTTCGACTCAAACAGCTGCTCTAAGTAACCAAACACGCGACTGGTTTTCACCATTTCCTTACGCTTCTTCTTTGCGGCTCTCTTCTTACGCCACTCCTTAAAAAATCCAAACATATTCTAAAAGTATTAAGTGAAAAATGTTTCGTCTATTGTTCGGCGATTGCATCGCCGCTTTTCGTTCTGTGCCCAGCGCTTTTCCGCTGGTCCTGTATGTCGCTATGTCATAGCGACCTTAGCCATCGTGCCCAGCCGTTCTCGGCTGGGTCTTATCCATAGATCTTCGTCCCGTCTATATCCACAATCAGGAAGTCCCACACATACCTGATAGCCCCAGAGTCCACAAACTGCACCCTGCGCAAATGCTTACGACGGTCAACATCCAACGAAATCACCATGCCGCTCTCCAGTCGCCCGCTCTTCGTCACAAAACGGACGAAAAACGGCACTCTGGCCAACTTCTGTACGCCAGGAGGGGGATTGTACCCTACAGTCATCAGTCCCGTGCGTTTATCCTGCCACGTCCACTTCTCTGCGAACATGCGCACCTTCTGCCAGTGCTCACTTGGTTGTCTTTTTGGCATAATGCTCCTTTTTTGATGATTACTTCGCAAAGATAGTTATTCTCCCCTACTCCACCGTGACAAATTTTTCCCCTATTTTTGAACCAATTTTAGTCAGAATGAAAAATTTTCCCCCTATTTCTTGTAAATATCAAAATATATTCGTATCTTTGCACCAAAAATAACAAAATAAAATAAGATTATGACCTCAAAATTAGACCTTAATCGTGCTTTTAGTGAGCACGGAGTTACTTCTAAGACCGTTGCAGAGCGCATCGGACTGACACCACAGACCATCAGCGCTTATGTCAACGGCAACCCCACCGTCAAGAGCCTCTATCAGATAGCAGATGCACTTGAATGTGATGTGCGCGACCTGTTCTATCCCGTCGAGGATGCCACAGAGGAAACCACCACTCCCGATGCCTCTCCATCGGGCACAAACGGCCCTCGTGCCTCTGCTCTGATTACATGTCCGCATTGCGGCACAGTCCTCTCAGCATCCCTTTCGGTCTTCAACAAATCATAAATTCATAAATTCATCAAACAATGAAAAAGCAATTATTTTCTTCCCTCCTGTTTTGTTTGGTGTGTTGCTGTGTTGCAGCAACTTTCCCCCAGTCTGCTAACGCTCAGGTGGAGTTCTCGAAGTTCAAACTCAGTAAGGATGAGCCTTTCGGTGCTTTCCCTGGACGTAAGATGCTCAATACCAAATTCAAGGTGACTGCCGACCGCGACCTGAAATATATCCTCGTGGACTATTACATCGTCAATGCCGTTGGCGATGTTATCTCCGGCTACACACAGGCCATCAAGAATGATACCCTGGAGTTCATCAAACCCAAACGCATGGAATGTACTGGTCCATACAACGCAGGCAAGTCCTACTCCCCTTGGGTCAGCGGTGTAATCACCTACCCTAACAAAGACATCACCGCCTTCCCGTTCCAAATACAAGTCATGTATATGGGCACCGATGATTGGGTCACAATCCCTATCACCAAAGATAACCTCACCACCTATTTTCCCTCCCTCAAATGGATTGAATATAGTCGAAAGAATAAGAAAATCCTATAATTATTACTCCCCGCCGATTTCGGTGGGGTTTCTTTTTGCGATGGCATCGCTACAACAATAACAACATGAATTACAAATCATATCTACCATTGAGCATGGCACTCGCCATGCTTTTCTCTTGCGAGAAACCTATATTGAATGAAGAGGATGCCAACGACACCCCCAAAACCATCACCTTTCAACTATTCTCCCCTGCACAGACACGTTCCACGAGATCAGCAGCAGCTATCACCGACTTCAAGAAAATCTATATCTATGACAGTAAAGGTGGCTATCAAGAGCAGCTGCTGGAGCAGTCTGCAGATGACCCCGATTTCGGCTCACCAACCATCACCCTCACGGGTGGCCATCACCAACTGACCTTCGCCGCCATCGATAATGCGGATGCCTACCTCGATGGTAGCGTACTCAGACAGGAAACTATGGGCGACACGTTCCTGAAAACCATCGACATCAACACTCAGAATGCACCCGCCAACCAGCGCATCGTGCTCAAACGTGTGGTAGCCGGCATCCTCTATAAGGGAGAGGGCACCGTGACACTCAGCGGACTGCGCAACGGTCTCTCGCTGTCCTCCGCGAAACCCGCTAAGGCAACAACCACAAAGACACTCTCAACGGGACAACAGCTCTATACCCTTGTGCCCGATGACGAGACGGTGGTCATGGATGGTAAACGTAACATCCATATCCTCCAGAATGCCTTTACCGTCATCTACGACAACGACGGCACACATACCGACCCAGAAGACCCTACCAACGGCGAATATCTCCTGACAGAAAATGATACCGCACAGATCTATGTCGCACGGATGGAACTTACCGACATCACACTGGAGAATACACCCGACCCGCAAGCCGCCTATGCAGCACAGATGTACCCCAATCGTATGCCTACCCGACGCGAAGCATACGGCTTCGTCAAAAAGGAACTGCCGGAAGACTTCTGGACGGGTGCCCGATGCCTCGCCTACGACCGACCCGAAGACAAAGGCTTCCTCGGTGCTACTGGTTGGGGCAGTGGCGACTACTACACCTTCACATGGGGACCTAACGGCACCTCCAACAAAGCAGGCACCAAAACCGCCTACTCTATCAAACCTATCCGCGTAGTCCCCATAGTCCCAATCTCCCAGTCCTTCACCCTCGACGGCGACTTCACCTGGTCCACTGACACCACCACCGTCGTCAAATTCTGACTCCGAGATCTACGACACTCACTACAACGTAGTCCCAGCGCTCCAAGTAGCATCTGACCTCTACAACGTAGTATCAGTGCTTCAAAGAGTAATCTGAACTCCTACAACGTAGTAAATAGCGTCGTAACGTAGTAAAATCAAATTTTAATCTAAAATTTTTAGAAACATTTAGTAAACAACATTAAGTTTAACCCAGCGATGCCACCGCAGCCCCACCGAACTCATCGGTGGGGTTTTTGTTTCGTCATTTGCAAGGCGATTGTATCGCCCTAATCTCCGCCCTGCCGCACAAAACATCCGCCATGTCGCACAAAACACCCGCCATGTCGCACAAAACACCCGCTCAGTCGAACGAAGTACCCGCTCCATCGAACGAAGTACCCGCTCCATCGAACGAAGTACCCGCCATGTCGAACGAAATCACCGATCTATACCTTTCTACACCGCATTTCTACACCTTTCTATACCTCTCTATACCATTTTCCTCTAACTACATACAACACTTTTCTCTAACTCCATCATTTTTCCTCTAACTGTTCGCCCAGGTTGGTACAAACCTTAGTACAACACAGTACAAACCTCTGATTAGGTTAGTACAAACCTTAGTATAACAAAATACTAACCCCGCTCAGGTTAGTATTTTCTATTCATAAATCCATTATTTCATCAATTCATAATTCAATGGGATATACAAAATAATTCTTTTATCTTCTAAAAATGAATTATTTTGCACACCCCAAAGTTAGTGTGCAGTGCGTGTCAAAAATTGCCACCGATTTGAGGGGTGCGGTGGTAGAGTGCTGCCCAAAATCGCTTGTAACTTATTGAAAATCAGAGTAACCACCTCGAAAAAACAGTCCCATTCTCGCCCTCGAC